CAGCCGCCTAGGTGCTCTGACTGGAACCGCAACGGCAACACCCAGCCGCCTAGGTGCTGTGACTGGAACCGCAACGGCGACACGCAGCCGCCTAGGTGCTGTGACTGGAACCACAACGGCGACACCCAGCCGCCTAGGTGCTCTGACTGGAACCACAACGGCGACACCCAGCCGCCTAGGTGCTCTGACTGAAACCACAACGGCAACACGCAGCCGCACAAGCACCATCTCCGGAACTGCGACACGCACAAGCACCATCTCTGGAACCACAACGGCGACACGTACAAGCACCATCTCTGGAACTGTGACACACACACGCACCGTCTCTGGAACACCAACACGTCCAGTCGCAAGTTCCACTATCACTCCTTCAGTAACAGAAACCGGCTCACGTAGTCAGCTAGCCTCCGTCTCTGGAACCCAAACATACACAGCAACGCCGAGTCGCCTGCCATCTACATCCGCAGGCGTATCGTCCTCAGTTACAGAGTCAAGTACAGTTACTGCGACCCAAACACCCTCCAATACAATTACATCCACGCTCACAGCAACAAGCACACCGAGTATAAGCTTAACGCTGTTCTCACTCGTTATTCCAGGCAATAACGTCGCAAACGCACAAAGCACGATCCAACGATACATACAAACTTTTGTAGGAAATTCAAGCACCGTCACATTGAATACAGTCAGTTGGAATAACGGAGTCTACACAGTGACTGGTTCAACGTCATCGACGACCTCCATTTCGAATCTCTTTCCGAATTCAGCTCAATATCAAGCATTAATGGCGTCTCTAGGAGAAAGTTCCACAAACAATGTGGCCACAGTTGCACCCTATGGTATTTCGATTGGTGCGTCGATTGCGGGTGCAGCGGTTCTTGGAATTATAGCTATAGGATTCTACTTTATAGTTCGGCGTAGGAATCGTAGCCGAGTTATTCGTAATCGGCCGGTTGTGCCAACCGTTATGTCGTTGCCAGAAGTAGCACGCTCTGATGCTGTTAAATCATCGCCAGAAGGAATACGACCCGTAGACATCAAACCGAAAGTGCGTAACGACTTCTCTCCAACGACAATCATCGGTGGAACATTTGACTCCATTCGTAAACTTCCAATGTTTGTATCATCGCCGCCAATATCAAGTTTACCGCCACCACCTCAACCATCCCCTCCACCATTGTATATAGCGTCAGAGGAATATTCAACGGAATTTAATCCCCCATTTCGGATGGAACGGAAGCCGTCGATATCCGACGTAAACAAGCAGCATGTGCGGTTGCCCTTGTATACAAACAATCTTACAAACCCAGTCTTGCTAGAACGTGACCGCTCCTTTTCAGAACCGCCTGTGTCACGCCTCCCATCCATGACAAAGATGTCTACACCCACGCACACTGTATTTCATCCTACATTCAATGCAGGTAGACCTCGTGTGATGAGCGATACAGAGATGCCACCCCCACCACCTCCCCCTCCTGAATACAATGCGAAACCAATGTCGAATCGCCTACAATTTATACCACAAAAATCAGCTCGTATTACAAATATGATAAAAAAGTACGAATCATAAGATATCGTCTATAATTTTACAACAACATGATTCATTGAATTATATTGTTAGAAATACAGACAGCCGATCATTTCGGTAAAAGCATCGCCTTCGCCTGAGCCAACGCATTCTGTAATTTTTTCTCATTGTCCTCTACCTGGTTTGTCATCCACGATAATGTCTCCTCCATATGTACTTTGTGCGTTTTCCAGTCATTGCGGCTTTTTGTAGCTGCTACAGACAAACCCTCAAGAGTTTGAATCAGGGATTTGTTTGCTTCAAGATTACGCCCGCTCTGCCACCATAATTGAAACAGTAGCATAAGTGACGCCAACCGATCGCCAGCCATGGCCTCGTAATCACTCAAATAGACAAGCATAAAGCCATCCTGAAATTCCACACGACGATTGCTTTGTTCGTTTTTCCCAGTAATAGGACTGTACGCACTTACTAAAACACCAATAGGGAATTTTCCGTTATTTTTCACATTGACTAAAAATGTGGCTACGTCCGCAGCAGTTAGAGGGGTTGCGTCAGTCCGTACATCCCACAAAACCTGATGGTCTCCTTCAAACATCAAATATCCATGCGAACGTCCGAATTCCACATTTACGACTGAATACTGCTCGTTTGTATTGTACGTTTTAACAAGTTCGTCACGAAAGAGTGTAATAAAGGAATCACGTGATTTTTGCGTTGAGGGAACCGCACGGCGTACAAATTCGTTGAGAGCCGTAAGTTGCTCTGTTTGAGCGGTAAAATAGGTCTTTAATTGTTTATTTTCCGCAGTCAAACGATCGACAGTTTCTTTATATTGTAACCGTACTTTCTCCTCCGCAGCAGCGATTGCTGACACATGAAGTGCATCCAATGTGCGGCGGCGTTCCTCCAATTCCGCAAGACGCTGTGTCAATTCGGCTTGTTGTTTCGCAATATGTGCCTGTAGCGGCTCAATCACGGTATCCTTCTGAATTTTAAGAGAGGATGTAAGAAGTTCAGCCTGTTCTTTATTAATTTGCGTAACATTTGCGTCATAGGAGGCTGTAAGTGTTGATATTTCCGTCGCATGGGCTTCTTTCAGATGTTTCACTTCATCTTCAACACGTAGATTCCGCATACTCAAGTATGTATAGGAACCCGCACGTATAGCTTCAGAGGTTGCGTCTGGATCTGCGGTTTCGTAGAAAGGCGGCATCTGAAAATCGTACAAGACACGAAGTGTAAGTTCTCGGGTACGTTTGGGAGGCATTGTCTGTTTCGTTGAGCGGTTTTTCTTTTTTTCCGATGAACGCATAAAAATTGACGATTCCGTAGATACCAACCGCATCAAGCATATACGATGTTCCGTCTTATCGCCACCCTCGTAACGTTCTTCTCTCTTGCTGACTCGAGGAATAGTGGATTCCCCCTTGTTGTCTATACAGATCCACTCACGTCTGCTGAAGTCTGTTCGTCCGCAAACGCTCTCGCAAAAAATTTCGTAGTGACTGTGAATCCTGATACGACTTCGAAGGGCGAGAATGTCACGACGACCTTTGATTTTGACCTGGATGTGCCCATTACGGGTGGACTGGTGAAATATTCGGCGACTCTCAACGGCTTTGGACCCTATACAAGCCAGGCAAATCTATGCGACGAGACCGCAAAGACGAGTGACCCATGCCCTCTCGCAACGGGTCATCACCACGAGGTATCTGTATCATCCAGCACTGTAACTGGTAAAGTCATTACAACGATTACCTGGACAGACACTACAGGAGCAGAGATTCTATGTGCTCGCATTACGACAAAGACGGTTTAACTACGTTCCATAACTCCAATACAAACATACAATATGGATACGTGGATAATTCAATGGGTTGAAACCGTTCCCATAAAATAGACCCGCAGGGAACTGTGCGAATTTTTTGTATAGATGAATTCATATTCTCAAACGCATCCAATTGTTGCGTAATCCACAGTGCATTCTCCGAATTCTCTTCCACACCCGTAACAATCTTTTTTAACGTTTGAACAATATATAGAAAGACACGATTTGCTATAACATCCACGTGCGAGTAGTGTTCTCCCGCAGACGATTCCCAAGTCCAAATCTCTGAAATAGGTGGCTTCATAAAGGGTGATTTAGAATGTTTTGGTACAATTGCGAGTTTGGAACGCAATACACGTAAATTCATAACCTCCAATATAAATTTAAGACGCATAAATGTTTCCCCGCAGATTCGGAGACCACGATGTTCTTGTGCGATCGTCATACATTTGTTTAGATCGTGATTGTATTCTTTACAATATACGGTGAGAATGCGGTGACATAGATACGCTCTTGAAAAGAAGTGTGTTTGAAGTTCTCCACTTGTTTTCAAATCACAATCCCCATGCGGAAAATAGTAATTGGTTTCATTAAAGCGAAAGAAATCAGGAGAAAGAGCCATGTAGCACATTGTAATTACAGTAGTCTCCACTTCAATTTTTCATACAGCAGCACATCCGAAAAAATTGAAACATCCTTCGGCCGTTTCTAGACAACGCACAACTATGTCGTCAACTGATAAACCGGCTGCATGCCGTATTTGCCGTCGTGTCAAAGGTAAGACAATTCTTCATTCTAACGGCGGATGTATGTACGCATCTGCTATTCTTTGCCGCCGTTGCCATCATCGTGGACATTTTACATCAGATTGTGAGGAGTCCTGGTCGCATTGGGAACGACCCACAAGCCTGGAAGAACTGATTCCGGCTGACGTGAAACAACGGTTAAATATTACAACACATACGAGTATCGATTTTCAGGCTCCGCGTGGAGCAGAGGGAACGGAACAAGAACTACATTCTATGAATGAAGTTGTGGTTCCGAAAAATTACGCTGAATTGCTGGAATTCTTGGAGAAGAATAACATTAAGGTGGAGACAGTGACCAAGCCACCACGAAGCAATTGTATTAAGGCGGTAAAGGCCTGGGGTGTGGAACGGGGATTTCGAGTAGTACTACAAGGGGAATAGTAGACATTAGTATTATTTTTTAGACGACGCCCCAATACCGAGGCCACGTAAACGCCACCCGCTGTGTATCCGCATCCATCACACGTAATCCAGTGGGCAAGCCACTCACATCTTCCCGTGGAGCCACCGACATCCAAAATCCCCATTCACCCATAAATGACGGAATCCCTACATGGTAAGGGAATCCACGCCCAAGACCCGCTTTTTCAGCCATATCCTGAACCCACGCCAGTCCCTCACGACGCTCATACGCATCACCGCCAGGACGAATAGGACCCACGTGCGACACAATCGCACCGCCCTCACGAAGCACACGCCGCAAAGCCTGCCAGAATAACGTTCCGTACAATGGATAGTCAACGGGATTCTCCACCATATACGTGCCGAGATTATCTACATCTGGATCCGGCAAATCCAGCACAATAACATCATAACCAGTGGAACACGACTGTAGGAAATGTCGGATATCCGCACCTACATAGTTGAGCCGTGGGTCGTTATACACTGCGTCATCTGCCCATCCAAGATGCCGACGGCAAAGTTCTACAAGAGGAACGTCAATATCCACCCAATCTACATGAGCAACCGACGACCATTTGAGAACTTCACGGGCGGTCGCACCTTCGCCACCACCCACAATCAACACACGTAATCCCTGACCCATCGCATTCATAACGGGATGGATAAGATGTTCGTGATAGATGGCTTCATCGGACTCTGCGGATTGGATTTCTTTATCCAGAAACAACACCTTGCCGAATTCCGGTGAAATCGCAATGACTGTTTCTGAACAGAAGGTTTTGCCCGCCCATAGAGCATGATCAATGCGATACACAGAGGCCGTTTCCGCTGAACATGCTGTTTCCATATAATTCGAATTTCGCAAAGAGTTAATCAAGTCAGTATCAACGATAGCAGAGGACATGGTGTCTATACATTCGTTCAATACCGCTTTACGGGGAGTCAATTTTTATAAGGGCGTATTAGACCAATGAACATTTCAAATCGGCACAATTTTATATTTATTGCTTAGAATGACAAGTGTTACGAAAATATTTGCTCAAAGAGATAATCGCCTTGAACAAATATCACTAACAGGATATATTAGTAATAATGGGACCATTGATTCTGTAAATAATGTTCCACCGCAACACCCTGCCTATGCAGAGATTGATTTGACTAAAGCACAAAATTTTCTTATAGATACAAGTGTTTTAAATCTACGAACAGACCCAGGAGGGACGGGTATTCAATACCTTTTGCGAATCTATATGACTCCTACAAAACCCCCTCTTTATTATCAAAATTTTGAATGGACAATTTTCATTCGTCTACCACAAACAAGTCTTAAGTATCTTGCTATACAGGTGTATGAAAATAAAGCTGAGGCAGAAAGCGTAGATGAGAACTTTCTCTTCGAACTTTCAAACGAAACACCCGATGGAGCAGACATCTGGCCTGGTAATAGTGCTATTACTATGCAGGTAGTTAATAATGATTATATGTTAAAATCAACATCACCCAATTTATATTATGGCTAAAGTGCCTGTTTGAAATATTCGTCGGTCTAATAAACAAACAACCTATAGAGGACACCATGAGTTTTGTGTTTGATGTTGAGAAGCTCAAAGGTTCAGATAGCAAACTGATTGATTATTTTACGGAGAGTGAGCATGCGGTTCGTGGACTTAAGATACGCCCGACCTATATAACATTTCAGGATTTGCCTCAAAAGAACAATTATGCGAAATTTACAATTGACCCCGTAGATGGTGCGGTATCATCCGAATTACGCCACCTCTCTTTTGAAGAGGAAAACGAAAACGCAAACAATGAAGTGTGGCACAATATCAATGTAGGTGAATGGATAGATGAGTTTGATATTATTGCTATACTTGAACACTATGTAATTTGGGCAGAAAAGAATACTAACAAAAACAATAATACTAACAAAAACAAGAATACCAACAAAAAAACACGTAAGAACAAAGCCAAGCGTAAATAATTAATTAAGACGGGTCTAAGAAATGCTTACGGCAGAGGGGCATATATTTATCGTCGCCGCCAACACACGGCACACCGTCTGCAGCCGCCGCAACCGCATCCGAGCGTTTCGCATAGGTAAATATGGCCGCCGTTCCGTCCGCACACATCGTACAGAATGCGGTAAGTTTTGTAATGCGGTCGGCTAGAGGAACTAAGTCTAAGATTTGTCCAAACGGTCGGCGTTCCGCAGTGCCGTCCAGGCCTACAACAACGGCATGTTTGCTATCACGGTCTACAACTTTTTCAATAAATGATTTCAAATCGTCAAAGAATTGTGCCTCTTCAACAACCACGAGACGGGCATCACGATATTCGCTAGTTTCCAAGAGAGGTATAAGATGGGGAGCCGCAACCGCAGGAAGAGATTGTTGGTCGTGATTGACAATCATAGGAGTTGAGGAATATCGTGTGTCCATAGAATGTGTAATGACAAGAACAGACCAACCAAGAGCACGATGGCGGCGAACAATGCTTTGTATTGCAGAAGACTTCCCCGCAAACATAGGACCCATTAGTAATTCTAAACTCATTTCCTACAGTCTAACGTTAGGAAATGTGTCGTTTTCAATTTTTATACGTTCGTGGGTCTAAAGACAAGGTTTTTTTTTACCATAAAATTTGACGCAACGTTGGCGGTCTAAAACAACCGCACAGAAACAGAAGAGATGCCACTCTTGCCCCATTCCTCGGACACCGAGTCCATTGTGGGCATCCAATTTGGGGTCTTCAGCCCCGATGAAATTATTCGCCGCTCGGTATGTGAAATTACAAATCCGTCTACGGCTGATGGTAAACTCAACGGTCTCTTTGATCCCCGCATGGGTGTTTTAGAGAACGGCAAGATATGCCGCTCCTGTGGCCAGAACAATCATAACTGTCCTGGCCATTTCGGCCATTTTACGCTCGCCCGCCCCGTCTATTACACGCAGTTCTTCAAGACGCTTATGAAAGTTCTTCGGTGTGTTTGTTTTAAATGCGGCAAACTCCTCATTGATAAACAACGCCACGCTCATCTGCTCAAACTAAAGGGCGAGGTGCGATGGAAGATGGTGTTAGAAGCAGCGGCGGGAACAACACGTTGTGGAGAAGATACGGAAGATGGTTGCGGTTCTCGGCAACCCACAAAATTCCGTGAGGAACCTGTACACAAGATTTACGCAGACTGGAAGAACCTCGCACTCCCGGAAGGCGTGGAAGCACCCGAAGGTGCCGTGTCTGTAGGCGAAAACCTTGTTGACCTATCCATGCCGCTAGAACCGGAATACGTACACCGTCTTCTTCGGCGTGTCACGGACGAGGATGTCGAGTTTATGGGATTCAGTCGTCATTGGTGCCGTCCTGATTGGCTCGTATGTACAGTTCTACCGATACCGCCACCGCAAGTGCGGCCTTCGGTGACGCAGGATAACAATCAGCGCGCAGAGGATGACTTGACGAGCAAACTTATTGATATTATCAAAGCCAACAATACACTCAAAAAGAAGATCGCAGAGGATCCGAAGAAGCGGGCAATTGACGAGTGGACGAACTTGCTCCAATATCACGTGGCGACCCTCGTCGACAACAATATTCCAGGCATTTCGCCGGCTGCTCAGCGTTCAGGCCGTGTTCTAAAGTCGCTTCAACAGCGTCTAGGTTCCAAGGAGGGTCGTATTCGCTCTAACTTACAAGGTAAGCGTGTAGAATACAGTGCTCGTTCTGTCATTACACCAGATCCGAATATTTCGGTGAAGGAACTTGGTATTCCGCAGAAGATTGCGATGAATCTGACCTTTCCTGAGAAGGTGACGTCGTTCAATATTCATAAGTTGTACAAGTTGATTCAGAATGGCCCTGATGTGTATCCAGGAGCCAAGACGATTCAGCGAAATGACGGGCGAACGATTTCGCTCAAACATTTGAATACGAAGAGTATTGAGTTGTTCGATGGTGATATTGTCAATCGGCATTTGATGGACGGAGACGTAGTGCTATTCAATCGGCAACCGTCGCTCCACAGAATGTCAATGATGGCACATATTGCGAAAATTCTGCCGTATAACACGTTCCGATTGAATGTATTTGTAACGGCACCGTATAACGCCGATTTTGATGGAGATAAATCTTGTCTCCAACAGGTGGTCGCCTGTTAGGTTGTGGGAACGCCTAACAAGGTTAACGATGGAAGCCCCATACAATTCACAATTATTCGAAGAGATTGTGGGTTGAATATAACCATCTAGTGTCAAAAACTGAAAATGAATGCTCTAAAGAAAAGGAGGCAATGTCGCAAGTAAGCACGAAACAATCGAACAATTAAAAGAAAGAGCAAGAGCATTTATAGCAGATTTGATGCAACGCTATCAAACTGCGGGAAGTCCGTAAAGCATGAATGACCAAGTAGGGGCGTGAAAACACCCTATGGCTCCAGAGAGAAACTGGAGGTATGGTAAAACTATTCATGATGAGCATTACCAAGAAGGTGGTGCGAAATTGGTAATCCGCATCTAAGTCCTAAGCGACAGTTGTCGTATGGAGCGAGTTCAGAGATCAGATGGTAGCGGGTTCTGGTGAAAGCCAGGGCTCAAGGTATGATCCACTCCCAAGGGAAACTTTGGGTATTCGCCATTCAAACATGGCGGTGGAGATGAATCTTCATGCCCCCCAATCCGTAGAAGCGGCTACGGAGTTGCGGGAAATTGCGGCAGTGCCGCTACAAATTGTGAGTCCTCGTGAATCGGTACCCATCGTATCGGTTGTACAGGATACACTTGTGGGTGCGAATCGTTTTACACGCCCCAACGTCCTCTTTAGTCGCAAAGAGGCCTTTAATCTTCTTATTCATGCAAAGCGGTGGGAAGGCACGCTACCACCGCCGGTCGTAACAGAGCCACAACCGCTCTGGTCGGGTCAGCAGATTCTATCCGCTCTACTTCCGCCAGTGAGCCTCCAAATGGCAAACAACAGTTACAGCGACGAGGATAAGAAAAACCCTGCGTCGCAAAATATGGTCAAAATTCTCAACGGCCAAATTCTTCAAGGTATTCTAGACAAATCCGTGTTTTCCAAGCAACTTCTTCATATTATTTACAATGACTACGGTCACGAAATTACCGTAGACTTTCTAGACTCCCTACAAGCTCTTATCGCTACATTCTTGATGAATTCTGGTTTCTCGGTCGGCATTAGCGATCTTATTGCGGATGACGCAACGAATACGGAAATTAACGTCGCTCTTAAGAAACTTACGAAGGCGATTGAAGATCAGATTCTCCAACTTCATACGGGTCTGTTTGAGAATTCGTCGGGTCGCACGAATCAGGAGGAGTTCGAGGGCAAGATTATGAGTACGCTCAACGGTGCGGTTGGTGCGGCAGGTAAGATTGGTCTCAAATCGCTTGCCGATACGAACCGCATGACGAATATGATTAAGGCGGGTTCGAAGGGTTCCGATGTCAACGTATCGCAGATGGTGGCTACGCTAGGTCAGCAGGCGATTGAAGGTAAGCGTGTGCCCAACGGTTTCCAGCACCGCACGCTCCCGCATTTCAAGCGGTTTGACGATTCCGCACAAGCTCGTGGCTTTATTGCGTCGTCGTATATCAAGGGTCTTCAGCCCGACGAATTCTTCTTCCACGCAATGTCAGGTCGTGAGGGTCTGATTGATACGGCCGTTAAAACGGCTGATACCGGTTATATGCAGCGGCAAATCCGTGTCGCTCTGGAGGATCTCATCACGCAACACGACGGCTCGGTACGTGATACGAACGGCAATTTGCTACAACTTGCGTATGGTGAGGATGGCATCAATGCGACGAAACTCGAGAACCAACCGCTTCCGCTCGCATCTCTCAGCGATGTGGATATCCGCACGCAGTTTGCGGCGGAGGGCGTGTCCACGGAGGCAGCCGAACAGTACATCAAGGCGATTATGAATGACCGTCGTATTGTGGTGGAGAAGGTGTTCCTCAACAAACCGCAGAAGAATGTGCGGTATCCTGTTCACATTGAGCGTACGCTCTATTCGCTCAAAGCACAATTCGGCCTCGCTGACAATGCGGGTACTGTAACCGCAGCGGAAGTGCTCAACGCCCATCAGACAATTCTCAATCGCACACATGCGAACAATGATTTGTGGGGAGCTCTGGTACGGTATCATCTGTCACCGCTCCGTCTTAAGACGCTTGGCTACACAACAGTCGCACTGGAAACTCTCGTTGAGCAGATTGTGCTGAAGCACTGGAAATCGTGGGTTGAGCCAGGGCAGCCTGTGGGCGTTATCGCTGCACAAAGTATTGGTGAGCCAGCTACGCAGATGACGCTCAATACGTTCCACTTGGCAGGTGTAGCTGCGAAATCCAACATGACACGAGGTGTGCCACGTTTGAAGGAGTTGCTCAAGGCGACCCGTAATCCCAAGGCGATTGAATTGACGATTCCTCTACGCCGTGACCTCCGTGACAAGAAGGAGGAAGCCCGTCGTGTATCGCAGGAATTGGAGTTTACGCTACTGTCGGATATTGTGACGGTTGCTCGCATTTACTTTGATCCGCGTGATACAGCCACGCTCATCGCAGAAGATGCGGATTGGCTCGCATATTTGGCGGGCTACGAAGACGCAACGCAGAGTCCGTCGGCCGTCGCACAAACGGATCCGCTGACGGAGGATGGTACGTCACCTGTATCAGCGGCGGCTCCCGCAAAATCGCCGTGGGTGCTCCGTGTAGAACTTGACCGTGAAAAGATGTTTACGAAGAATATTAATATGGATGATATCGCATTGATTCTACGCACGAAATTTGGCGAGGATATTACGACACTCTACACCGACTACAATTCATCTCGCCTTGTATTCCGCATTCGTGTGAATCCCGCAATTAGCCCCAGTGGCGGACGTGCGATTGATGATCTTGCGACGCTCAAGACGCTTCAAAACAAGATTCTGTCCGGCACGGCTGTCCGTGGCATTCCAGGCCTACGCTCCGTCAATTATCAGAAGATGACGGACTCTGTAGAATTCAAAGATGGTAAATATGCGGCTGTAGAGGAATATGTCCTCATTTCCGATGGCTCCAATTTCATTGATGTTCTAACACATCCAGACGTCGACGCAACACGTGTTGTTAGCAGCAACGTTCACGATATGTTTGAGAATCTAGGTATTGAGGCGACACGTGCGACGTTCTACAAGGAGATTACGACACTCTTTGCGGAATCCGGTTCGAGTGTGAACTATCGCCATGTGTGTATTCTGCTCGACAAGATTTGTAGCAAGGGTCGCACTATGAGTATTGACCGCTATGGCATTAATAAGAACGATATTGGTCCTCTTGCGAAGATGTCCTTTGAGCAGACAGAGGATATTGCGCTCCGTGCGGCCATCTTCGGCGAGCGTGACCCAGTGCTCGGTATTAGTGCGAAAGTTATGTTAGGAGCACCGATAAAAGCGGGAACTAGTTTCTCCGAGATTCTCTTTGACGAAATCGCAGCGATACAGCTCAGCGAAACAACTCCCGAACAGCGTACACCGGTCGCATCGGGTCCTCAACGCTTTACAGGCGAGGAGCTCAACGACTCCCTCTACAACACGGAGATTGAAGGCGATTGCTCTGCGACGAATCTCCGCATTCCTGTGTCTCTGCCGGCGACCAACGCATTGGAGACAGTGGAGGAAATGGAGGATGTTGATATCGCCGTGTACGAGTAAAAGTAATATCCTACAGTAGATGGAACTTGGCTTTCATACATTTCCATCCGGAAAGAAGTATGCGTACGCAGTCATGAACGGCCATCACGTTTTTTTACGTAATATTATATTCCTCACACGAGGTGATGATATAGTATTAGTGCGTGAATGGGGAGCGAAATCCAATAAACATGTATGGGAGCCTCCGAAGGGACAGATGGAATGGGGTGAATTTGCGTCCGCAGGAATTCGTCCAGGATCCAAACAGTCTCAATCTGTCATGCTACAATGTATGAAAAAGGCCTTGATTCGCGAAATGGTCGAGGAAGCGAAGGTTCTGCCGAGCGAAACAGGGTATATACGGTCTTTACCTATTCAGTATACACAAGCTTGGCCAGAATCCAATGTTCCGAACGCCCATTTTCTATACCAGTTTTGGACAGCCGAACTTCCGTCTCTTAAACCAGCACAAACACGAATGAAAACACTTGTTAGAAATCCAGATTGGAAAGGAATACTTCCGTCGGATGTGACCGAAAAAGACGCCGTGGATTGGTGGACACCCGCCGACGGATGGGATGTAATACGCACCGGCTTCTCGAAAAAAATGATGAGGATGTACTTCGAGTTTCTATCCGCACGGTGATAACAGAATGGAGTATAAAGTACTCGCAATATGGGGCATGGGAGGTCCTCCGACCTTGCCCCTCATAATGAATACAAAGATGAAACAACCGAAGCCAGCGGTGGTGTCATCCTTGGAAAATCGTATTCTTCATCAAGCAAAAAGCGAAATCAATCTCTATTACGAAGAGGGTCGTTGGGACGATTATAAGAAGATTACAAATCCGTATGAGTATATCTTTCTATCCTGGAACCGACGTTCCTCACGGTCTGTGGCGATACGCCAACCGCTCTCGCGTTCCTACTTCAAGATGATTGAGCTATGGAAGGATATTGATATTACAAAGCAATTGCGTCCGCTTGTAGAGCGTGACGGGGGATTGCGTACCGCACATGCGGCGGAGGGACCCGGTGGATTTATTGAGGCGTGTACGGTATGTGCGGAGAAACTGAATTGGTCGTTTCTACGTGCGGATGCGATTACACTCCGGTCAGAAGCCAAAAACGTACCTGGATGGCGGAAAGCATCACGATTTCTAACAATGTATCCTCAGGTTCAGATTCATGACGGCGAGGATGGGACGGGGAATATTTTGCGCGTTGAGAATCAGGCTGCGTTTGTTGCAACCGCACGAGAGGCTCATGCGGCGGGCGTACATCTATTTACGGCGGACGGAGGATTTGACTTCAGCAATGATTACAATGCGCAAGAAGATTCCATCTTTCCTTTGCTTCTTGCGGAATGTATTCTGGGTCTACAAACACTGACGAAGGGCGGCATGATGATTATTAAGTGCTTTGATACGACGGAACAACCGACGTTGGATCTGCTTTGGCTGCTGACCCGAGCCTTTTGCGAATGGGGGATTGTAAAACCACGTACATCACGAGCCGGTAACGCAGAACGCTACTTTATCGGAAAGGGGTTTCTGGATGATAGTCGTGATATTCTAACGGTGTTACTTGCGTATCAGGAACGTGCTCAGTTCTCACAGCCTATTCTGGAAGTTGTTTCCTGCTTGTCGTGGCGACCGATTCTTGGACAAATCGCAAGTCTACAGGAACAAATAGACCATTTGGAGACGCATGCGATTCGTGAGACACTGGATCTGATTAAGTCTACAGAACCCACCGTGATTCAGCGACTTGTGCGTGAGAATGTACAACGGTCGATTGAATGGTGTAGGGAGCATGGAGAAGATATTACAACGTGTTGGGTGGTTGAATTTGAGAAGAACGTTACGAAGGAAACCTCCGAATTGTTGAACATTCTAAATGTTCCAACAAATACATTAACATATACAAGTTCCAACTTTCATAGCACGTCGGTGGGCACATTATCATTTGCGGGATTCCGAACCGGACAGCTTATGTATACACCATCTGCGAATCCGTTTATGCGGCTGAAAGGCACGAAATAAGGTCGCCGCCGCCCTTATTTACTGGGGCTCTTGCCAGCGTTTTTGAGTTGCGGTTTCACAATACGATCGACCAGCACGGTGCCGACAGCAACCGACGCATTATGTTGGGAAACGGTGCCTCGCTCCATACGCTCAAGTTGATCAACCATCATAGCGAGAATATCACGTGTATAATTGCGTGTTAGAAGCAGATCAAAGATTTTGGGAAATTCTTTTTGATAGTCGGCGAAACGGGAACTAACCTGGGCGGGCGTTTCGGTCTGTAGGGCTTCTTCAATGTCCACAATCATTCGTTTTACACGAAGGGAACGGGGTTCGTCGGCAGCCATCTTTCTTATCGGATACCTTTTCGAAGTTTTAGACTACCGCATAAATATTTTACCGACCCTAACTAAAGTCAGATGGTCTCGTCTAGCCGCAAACATCGTAAGTCGTCGAATCGTCGCCGCATCCGTGGTGGAGGTCTTAGCGACGTTCTACCTACAACCACATGGGGCACCTGGGCAAATTATCCGGGTGCGTTAGCGTGGTCGGCGACCACAACGGCTCCACCACCGCTTGCGAACGGAGGTTTGTACACGGGAGCACAGTCTACAGGTGCGTGGGCATCGTCCCCTTTCCCAGCGACGCAGTACGGTGAAGCCGTGGAGGCCGCACGTGTCGCACAGAACCCCGAGGTTTTCTTTCAGCAGCCGCCTGTTGCGAATATGGGCAATAATTTCTCGCCCTACGTCGCTCAACCATTATCGTCTCAGCACTACAGTGCACAAATGCCAGCGAATGTTGCTATGATGAAGGGTGGTCGTATGTCACGTCGTAAAGGAAAGACATCGTCCAAACGCAAGAATCACAATAAAAGTCGTCGCACTAAGTAAGGATGAGTCAGGGATTCACAGTCGATTCTCGTTTACCTGTAAGTTCAAGTCTAAGCGAGAATGATCCAACCCACCCCAAAAATGTTGTAAAGAATATGTTAGTATTACAAAATCAGACAACTGCTGATACAAAGTACGATGTTGCTGTACAACGTGTCTCCGATGGATTTACAACACAGAGTCATGAACGAATACGGTTTATTGCGGCCGTAATCGCAGTTCTTGTAGGAATTGTGATTGCGATGAAAACGCCGTATATGGTTCCACGTATCCTGATTTTAGTTGTCGTTGTTTGGTGTATACATTACGTCATAGGAAGAGTGGAGAACCGCACCGTGTAGAGATGATCTTTGTGAGCAACTTGGAACTTCATATCTTCGAGCCGTGATTGCTGAATATACGAACGGTTACGAATTGCTAGAACACGTGGTTCAGGTTCTACAGTGAGTTTGAAGTCTACACTGAAGGACGCAAAATACGCAACGAGACGGGCTAGATCTTCTTGCGATACAATACTAATACTTATAGGCGGGCTATACCAGCGTTTAAGTATTTCAGTCATAATCATAAGCATAACTTCAAAAAACGCAGGAACATCGCCAGCAGTATCAATTTCCAGTTGAACCGAGTGGGGTTTTCCAGGCGGCGTTTCCAGCAGTTTATTTACGAATGTAAGAATTTCAGAGGACATTGTCTGATGTAGAAGATATGTTCCGGTTTAGGCTCCCAATAAAATTTAGATATCCTAAGTTAGAAAAATGTCTTCCGTATCTCGTGACACTGCGGCTGTGGGTGCTCCTCGTCGCACATATATTACAATGCGTACTTATAACAATGATATTTTTTCCTATACAACAACACCAGGTGTATATCCTAGTTTTATTACGACCGGTACTCTTTCACTCATTTCAACAGCAACATCAAGCAACTGCTTACAAGGTGCGTTTCTCCGTGAGACAGGCCGCCGCATTTACCCTGGAGCACATCCTGGCATAAGCACGATGATGGTAAACGTGTTTGATTTTGCGACCGGTCTGAATGGGTTTATCGACCCGAACAGTTTCGCATTTACTCCGCAAAATACGGATCGTTCGTATTACATCGATAGTGCTGGATACAATCCGAATCCAGCAGATGCTCCACTCCGCAATGACCAGGGTCCGCCGGTCTATACGCACGGAGACATACTTGCGGATGGCAATATGTATATTGGCGGCAGTGCGTCTACTATGAAAAATGCGTACTTTAATTCGAGCATCAATGTCGCACAAAGCACAATAACGAACAATTTGTGGACAGGTGCAATTACAGCGGGAGGTCCTATTAAGTTCTCAAGTCCGACAAATGTTGGCTTCGGTCAAAATGGTGCTGGAACATCTTACACATTTGGTAGTTTCCGCAAAACACGAGTAACCGGTACAAACTATATATCAGGTGTAAGTCATGTACAATTAACACTGACAGGAATAAACAATCCAGGTTTCCTTAGTGTTGAACCCACAGGTACGGATGGATCAGGTAATACAATCCCTTATGTGCAAGGAACGTTTTGGGTTGTGAGCAACAATACTTCAGACCAATCTACGTTTTCCTATGTTATTATTAATCAGTAAGGGATAAGAGATACAACCTATTAACATTTCTACGATTCTAAAGAGTCATAGAAATGTTAGACCGCCGCTCATATAAAATCCGCATGGGTCTAAAACATTCTCACTGGCATACATACGCATTAAACACTGTAGTCATGACATTCAAAATCGCAATGCGTTTTGGATCGCCATCCGCAAGTGTTTCTGACGCAAACGCCTCCTCATCCAATAGAGTCTTCGGCGACGTTTCCCACATATTTATGTCCACACTATTGAATGTCTGACCATCCCATCCAATATTCAATACAACGGTTGGAACAAAATCGTCGTTATTCGCACCGTGTATTTCCTTTATAAGGATAATGTTACAGGTTCCATCCTCTCCTCGCACGGGTGTAGCGGAATGAATACACCGGATATCATGCTCAGCCATGTAAGCACGGACATCATTCAATAGGTTATGATTAAGCAAAAGACTCTCTAAGTCCTCTTGTAAGGCTCCACCACGTTGTGAGAACCGCCGTGTCATTCTGCGTCGTCGTGTGCGATACTGGCGTCGGCGTGTGAATCGCACCATCCTATTTAACTGCTATGAAAAACATCCATCAAAACAACCCACGTCATAATACCACACACAGCAGTACCAACGCCGAGCGTTGCGACAACTCGTGTATCACGACTGACCTCTACACCCGCAAGTTTTAGAAAGGGGTCTACAATTGTGTCCGTGTGTCCGGTAAGCCGCTGTTCCGCACGTGTGACTACACATCCACCGAGTAACCACTGAGAGGCGACAACTAAAACCGCTAAGCCAGCTAGACAAAATCGTAGGGGGTGTCGGCTTGGCAAATAGAAAAATGCGGCCACGCATAGTGCGATAAAAATAGGGTGGCACGCCATAAGAGCCTGACCTTGTGCAACATCACCACCGGGCAGCCAGAAGAACAGCACACGAGCTAGAGCTACAAATATATCTACGAGACCGTTGCGGATATTTCGTAATACCGCTCGTGATTCATCACTCATTTGTTCAAGGTGTAGGATTTTATGAATATAAACAAACTCGTAAATACAAAAACAAAAACAAAAATAGTTTTATTTTTTGTTTTAGTTTGTTGACATTACTATATACACTCACATTACTCCTCATCCTCGCTGTGTACCAAAGTCTCTCCCGCCGCACCGTCTAATACGCTCATCATGTCGACCTTGTCCACTACGGTGTCGCAGACGAGCTTGGGGTGAATGGCTGCGGCGATCAGCCGCTTCGTGCTGTGCATGTTGGCGATGCGGCGGTCGATATTTTGCTCCGCACCGTCGGCTAGCAGAAAGTGTACTACGGACACAGCGGCTGTCTGTCCCATGCGGTACGCACGAGCGATTGCCTGGTCGACCACCGCCGGATTCCAGTGCGACGACAAGAAGCAGACGCGCGAGCAGTGCTGTAGGTTGAGCCCCGCCCCGCCTGCAACGATCTGGACGACGATAGCGACAGGCGTGCCGGCTGCGGCGGCCGTCTTACTCTCCTCGACCGCCGCTGTCCGCCCAGCGTCCGTCATGCCGCCGCGGATAGCCCAGACACTATATCCCGCGCGGCGGAGATCCATTTCGGCTAGGTCTAACTCGCCACTGAAATTGCCGAATACAATCGTCGGCTCCTTCGCCGCCGTGCCGATGAACTCTCGGAATGCGGCTGCTTTCGATGCGGTGCCCATCCACTCACTGCGGCTGTAGTCATGTTTATATTTTCTCCGCATGGCGTCAGTGTAGATTGCGGGGTGAGCGATAAACTGGCGGATGCGCAGATATAGCTCGAGCACAATTGTCCCACGTGCGCATGAATCTATTGCGTGGTTCATCCGTCCCACCAGAGCGTCGAACACACGCCGCTCCTCCGAGTCGGCCGGCATCACGACGGGATAGATTTTGTGCGTCGGTCGTTCCTCGGGAAATCCGACGACAATATCTCGCACGTCGCCTACGACCCGCCGCATGATAATCTCGCCGGCGATTTCCGAACGTGGCGTGCGGATGTACACATCCATATCCATGCCGAGAAACCGCATCAGATGGCCAAACTCGGCGGCGTTATTCTGAATCGGCGTGCCCGACAGAATCCATCGACGTGCAGCGACGATGCCGGCGATCTCACGAAACCGCTTCGTTTTGGAGCCGTTGCGGAGCATATGGCCTTCGTCGCAGATCACACGGTCGAATCGCTCGGTGTTGAGCGTCGCTGCGTTGCGGAGTGCGCGCTCGTACGTCGCTAGGACGACCTCGCATGTCCGCGAGCCCGCCACACTCTGAAACACATTGCGTGATTTCAGGATGCGGTGCGGCACGTCGGACTTCGTCAGAGCCTCGGTCCACTGCGGCTGGAGTACCGGCGGCACAATAAGCAGTGTCTTGGTCGGCACGGCGTCATTCACGAGCAGCCCTATCGTCATGTACGTTTTGCCGAGCCCCATCTCGTCAGCTAGGATGCCGCCGCATACGAACTTCGCACCGGCGGTTTCACGTGCGGTCATCCACGTGATCGCCTCGGCCTGGTACGGGTGGTAGGAAAATCCGGCAAAAGGAATAGCGAGCATTGGAAAGGAAAGGAAAGATAAAAGATGTTGAAAAAGGAAACCACATCCCCATAGGCATTCATAAACGCATATCAATTTTTTCCGAATCCTAGATGACGTCACCAACATAAAATCATAAAATCAGCCTATTACGGGAAGCAAGGACACAGACGACTGAAATGCGATGCGTTTCTCGGCGTAATCTGCCCAGCGGTTATTGAAGTACGTATCCTCATGACACATTGGATGTGTCATATCAACGTCGCCAAAGACGCAAAGATCGCTATTCCAATAGAGGTCGCTCTTCAGAATCTCTGACAGTGTGTCGCCAACAATGGCAGTGTCAGGAATTTCAAACCATGTAATGCTGGCCTCGCCGCCGTCCTCGTGTTCGTCTACATATTCAATAAGAATTGTCCGCTCTTGTGGCCGCCAATAAGTACAAATTAAGTGACTCGTATTCTGAATCGCAATCTGTGCGACCTGTTCCGTATTCGCCATAATGTCATCAGAAGGAATTGGAATGGAAATCATTTGTAAGAAGTAAAGATAAGATACACGCCCGCCTATACAGTAACAAACGACCTTCAATTTTTTCAAAGCGCATATATTTCCTTCAATATGAGTGAAATAAAAGCGATTTTCCCGCGCCGGGAATTGAACCCGGTTCTCAACCGTGAGAGGGTTGTATCCTAACCATTTAGACTACGCGGAATTTGCGGGACTACTTACCCACTAGAGGATGCGATTTTATTTTCAGACAGAATAAAAATTTGAAAATCGCCTTCTTCCACTAATTCGTTCAGTAAATGGCTACACTTCATACATATTCAGATGGTTCTATCCTGCGACGGATGACCGCCCGTGAGTTAATCCGTATTTCGATATGGAAGGGAAACCGAATTATGGATATTGGACATGCGAATATCATCAAACAGGCAATTCGTGACAATATTCAGTTATTGGACAACGGATACAGAATTATAAAATATTATGAACACGACGCAACCGGAAGGCCGCTTCTTCAGTCCTATATTATTGACGGCCAACACCGAGCACACGTGCTGCGAGACTATTACGATACATCGCTATGTGAACCTGACTTTGAATTGACGGTCACCGAAAAACAGGTTGCGTCGGAATCGGAAGCGATTGCGTATTTCAATGCGTTAAATAATGTCAAGCCGCAGTGCTGGAAGACTGATAAGAATCTACTAGCAAATCAATACATTGCGGAATTGGAAGCACAGTTTAATAAAAAGAAACGCCAACAACTCATTCGTCCTGGAAACACACATCGCCCGTATTTATCGTCAGATCGTCTGCGTGAAGCACTTCTATATTATGCGGACATGCTAACAGACGACGGAGCAAAACACTTTGCGGCTCATGCGGTCGATATCAACCGAGATTTGGTAGAGAATACAAGTCTAGCGATTGCTATTAATCCAGAGCAGAAAGAGGTTAATATTCTAGCCAAAGCTATTGACACAAGTTTTATGTTAGGAGTGGTGAGTCCCATGAAATGGATTCCGCTCGTCACGAAAGTCTGAGTTCTACAAAAAATGAATTGGTTACAAGGGCGATTGTCCGCAATTACGCACAATGGGCAACAAATGGTCGTTTTCTACGAATAAGACTGTGGAGCAGCCACCGCCAGTTGAGCAGCTACCGCCGGTTGAGCAGCCACCGCCGGTTGAGCAGCCACCGCCGGTTGAGCAGCCACCGCCGGTTGAACAGCCACCGCCGGTTGAACAGCCACCCGCTGAAACATCAAACTTTGACGATTCCTCTATCCAATTTATTGGAATTACAACGTTTCCTGAACTTATTGTTTCAGACAATAAAATGATTGAAGCAGCAAGCAATAAAGAGAAATGCGATTAACGTTTGAACGGATCCAGAACAATATTTTTAAGTTTTTCACGCAATGGAGCACGATTCAACGGTAGTACATTTTCAATCCAAGCACCATGTCCCTTTGTAAGCAATCCTTTTTTTACCATATTGAGAGCCATATCTTCGCTTAATGGATGTACATACCTATCGTACATTCCTCGTTCATGCGGTATTTCAGAAGGGCTGTGTATGCTCAGTTCATCTTTGGTTAATGTTTCAAACTTACCCGTATATTCGGCGTTCGCAACATCCATTTGTCTGCCAATTGTATCCATCGCATTTACATTCGCATTGACTAAACATCCCATTAATATAAAAATACCACGATGAATACCTTTTCGTGTGTAAACAGTTTGTATAATATCCTGTAACATATAGTCTGGATCGTCTTTTCGTTCATCTTGACTTATAATACTATGTTCGTTCATAAACATATTTGGATCAACATCAGGGGGCAAGTTTGTAATATCGTAGATTCCATTTATGTTTTTATCTTTTTTAAGAAAGACGCCTTTTTTAGCATCACGGTCTGGCTCTTTGAATCCATACGCAATATTAGGATATGCGGACGATGCTCCTGCGCGCCGAATACCTCCAAACGCAGTTGATTTCACATTCTTTTCATGGCTAACAATAATGTCATCTGAAGAATGGACGTGAAGATATTTTCGATATTCGTCTTTTAGGTAATTTACACGGTGTGCTGTATACTTACTTGAACACATAAATTCGCCCGCCTGTGTTAACGATAACAAAAATGTATCATCGGGTATGATAAATTCCGATTGAACTCCACTTTTCGCAAGTTGTGACGGACTACGAGGAATCGAGTGAGCGTGAAGAATGTAGATAGGAAGTGTTTTAAGATAGCTAACAAAGGCAAGACCTTTCGCAATATTTGTCTTAGATACAACAGGTGATATATAGGGTGGAGGAGAGACATTTATGCGACGTCGCTTTGTCGTATTATTCTTATTGCGATTCGTTTTTGCTGTATTCTTGCCTGATTTGGGTAATCCTGACATTCCTTACAGTCTGTATTCATTTTATTTGAACACGTGTGGGATGTGCCGACGTGTATACTTAAGCAACCCCCTATCCCGCTTGGATCCGTTGTAATATGCAATATAACTACGGATAGAATCACCGATACGAAATTCATCGGGCATCGCTGTAGGCGGATCACGCCAATCACGAAGGAGAAGAGCAGGCGGAGGATTGGCCTTGAGCCAAACGAGATGTTCATTACATGCGTGAATCGCCTTGGGAGAAAAGCGGAACATATGCTCACGTACAAGTTCAAAGGCGAGTTCAAGAAGCCATGCGTAGTGAGCCAGATTTTCACGCACCCATTTTGTACACGGATGGTTTTTGGCGTGTGATTTATAGCCACGATTACCCGTCGACGCACAAATAGGAGCGTTCGCAAGAATATGGTCACGTCCGCCATTCTCGTGATTCGCCGTATACAGCATTTGAGTGTACTCAAGAATCATTTTAACAACATGTTTATCACAGTGCCAGCGAGCACAGCGACGAATTTTGCGACTAAGAAAGAAGATATTCATACCGAGGTACGCATCATTCTAGGGATGCGAGCACGTTTCAATTTTTTCTTTACCCCCATCTAAAATAACGTACCTATAGCACCACAATGGAAAAACGTTTTAATCTAGTGTCCTTTCTATCGGAGGGACAGCCTCACGATGAGGGTCTCAATCTATCCGAAAATAGAGACCTTCTTGAAACCGCTGCGAAACCGCATTTTGATACTATCGAACTATACACGCCACGAAAACTCAAAGACATGGGACTCGGAAATTATGTTCGAGATTACAAAATAACAGGACTTGTCACAAATAATCCTGGTATGACCCGCATTGGAAACTGTGCGTGGAAGCCGAAAATTATTGCGATGGAATTGGAGAAACTTACGAATGGCGATATTCTAATGTACCGAGACAGCAATATTGTAAGATACGGTGACAAATTGGGAGACTATACGAATATTCGCAACTGTGCAGAAGATTTTCTAAGATTATGTAATTTTGATTTTTTCGCTCATAGAGAAACAGAATTTTGTTCGCTTAAAAATTTTACAAAGACCAATGTATTGCGTGAGTTGGGAGAGAATTCACTGTTTGTTTACCAATATCCAGGTGTATGTGCGAATATAATCGTCATTCGTAAATCAGCAGTATCCGTTCAATTCGTGAAAGAATGGTTAGAGGCTTGCGAAGTAGAACGGTGGATTGATCCGAATCATTATGGAGGATATCTTTTAAATTTCATTAACCAGTGTCCTGAACAGTCTATTTTAGGAGTTATTGTCGCAAATTGGATTCGGAAACGAATACACAATATACCTCTGAACTATCCAGTTATAGGATTTGAGGATAGAAATATACAACGCATTATACGGTTTCAAAATTACGCATATCTTACACTTATAGATGAGACACGCTGTTTGGTTATGACAGGAGAATGGATAGGTCGACCGGATACCATTCATATGATCCAACAGTTGGACACTGGAGAAAAAGTCTATATGATACAAGAAAGTAACTATGTGAAAATGGTTTCCGAATCCGGAGTCGCAAAGTGTTTTATTGGTCATATCCTTCAGTTTCAAGCTGCCGAATGGAGTAAATACACAAATGTAGGAAGTAGATATCATCTTGCTGTGCTTTGAAAAATTGAAACATCCTACAACGATGAAAGGCTCCTAACAGGTTTCTTCCTTTCTCTTTTCTTTCCTAACAATGTCCACAATTGTTCCTATCCGTGTTCGTGCTATTCTTTCTTCCATGGATTCGGCGGCTCGTGCGAATCTTAAGAAGTTGCTTCCTAAGAAACTCGTGATGCCGACCGCCGAGACGGCGAAATATCCCGCCGCAATTCTGTCTATCTTCCCCAAGGAGGAATCCTATTCGCTTCTTGGTTTTGTAGCGGAGGAGCTTCTGCGTTTCCCAGTGGACGCAATCCACACCGACACTCTCCATGTGGCGATTGCGAAATACTATCCAGCGTACAACGATACGGCTCGTGCGAAGGTGACGAAGTCCAAGACAACGCAACCCTTTCTGGATACGGTGATTGCGACCCGCCGAGGCCTAGATGCGGTCGTCAAGGGAACGCTCGTCTTTGATACGACGCTCCGATGGGGAGCGGTCGAAGGTCATCCAGACGCACAGACTACAACGCAGATCTTTGAGGTTAAGCTGACGGGGCTCCTCAAGAAGAACTGGGTGGATTTCCTATTTCAGGTCTTTGCGTATGCGGCTCTGTGCCCTGAGGCGTCGGATGTGTATCTTGTGCTTCCGCTTCAAGCCACGGTATGGCACGCACCTCTGGCCGGCTGGAAGCTCCGCAATCAGTATCGCGACGCTCTCAATATGATGAGTCTGAACAGCCAGGTGCCGACCGCAATCAAGTCCCCGCTTCCTGGCCGTCTCCTCCAAGAGACGCATTCCATTGGCTGCCATATTTCCAAGGGAAAAAGCATTGCGGCGACCATTCATCAACTCGTCCTTCTCCGCACACGCCCCTTCCAGATGTTTCTAGCGGGTCCACAAAGCACGAAACTCGTCATGAAAGACGAGGATATTGCGGCGGCCGCAACCGCACAAACGACCACAGCCGTGCGGCTCTACATTCACAGCCCGTACATTATTAATCTCTGTCAGGAGCCTGGTACGAAGGAGGACTACGGTGTAATGTGCCTTATTCGCAACCTCCAGTATTCAGTCGCTATGGGTCTCCGTGGTGTCGTTGTCCACGTCGGCAAGTCCACAACAATGACGAAAGAGGTAGCCTATGAGCACATGCGTGCGAATCTTGTGCGTGCGTTACAGTATGCGTCGCCAGAATGCCCCATTCTCTTGGAGACACCGGCAGGACAGGGAACCGAGATGCTTACGACGTACGATGAATTTGTCGCATTTGTCAAGTCCTTTGCGTCTCCACTCCTACGCATTTGCGTAGATACGTGCCACGTCTTTGCGACCGGCCAAAACCCGCTCGAGTATATTCAAAAGCTCTATACAACCGATCCAGCTCTGCTCAAACTTGTTCACTTTAACGATTCCGCAACTCCCTGCGGCTCCTGCTTGGATCGCCACGCATTTATCGGCACCGGCGAAATCGGCATCACCAAAATGACGGAGATAGCAGATTATTGTAAGGAGCGTGGAATTCCGATGCTGGTAGAGTAGAAAAATGATAAGCGAATCCCTGCTTACTATAAGTCACATACGAGACGATGTTTCGAAATCTTTTCTTTAAAACAATGGATAAAAAACTGTTGGGGCGATGGGGGCGCACAGATGAAGTATCCAATACTATAAAAGTATATTGGGCAAATGTTGACCACTGTGGGACGTGTAGCAGCGAACCCTCAAAACCCCACCCAGAAAAAACAAACGAGATACCGCAAACGAGTACACCCATTGAAGTAAAACAGAAGTCAGACACAAGTTTAAATAAATAGGCGTCTATAGAGTCAGTGTAATTAATATATGACAGATAATGTCTATTTGGTTGTATTGCCCTATACCGCAATATCTTTTTCATTTCTTGCTCGTCTTATTTTTATGTATTTGTTGTATACAAAAAAGAGCACAAATATCTACTCTCTGTCGTTTTGTTGTTTGAGCGTGCTCTCATCGTCATTATGGATTCCATACAGCATCATACTCGGTGACACCCCCATTCTAGTAAGAAGCAGTGTCGAAATAGTACTATTATCTGTATCAGGAATTTATATCGTATACAATCGCTACACGATGAACGAACCAGCAATTGTGCCGGCACAACAACCATGTAAAAAATGAACATCATAATGGTCGCATAAAAGCAGTCCGCAGAATGTGTACAATTCGTTTCGTACCCCTGAAGTGGAATTACTATAAGGAGTGTCGCACACTCTTTGAGGGACTATTTAATATAACCCAGCATTCTGACTTTCCAGCGGAATGGGACGACCGATGTGAGAAGCGTTCCTTTGCCGCACTGTATTACGGTGTTGTCATTGGATTCGTATTAGTCGATAAAACAAATAGCATTCGTTATATATGCGTGAATAAAGAATTCCAGGATGAGAAACTCGGTTCCAAACTTCTTAGACATGTATGCGATTACTGTGTGGATGAACGGGCGATTCGACTCGTTACAGCCGACAGCGAATGGCTAGTAGAGTGGTACAAGAAATACGGGTTTCGTACAACGCATATCTATCGCAATCCAGACGGCGAATTCGCAGGTGCGGATATGGTGCGACGGCAACGGTCAAGGAGCGAAAAAAATTGAAAGGACGCAGTTCCGCAATGTATTTTTGTGTGCTTCAATCCTATTTATTTCCTTTCATTTCAAATGTTCTACAAGAAGAACGCAGTCGACTCTGTCGGCGACACATTGTGGATTCTGTTCTCCACGGCCTTTTGTAACATAGTAACTCTTATCTTACAAATTCTACTAACTGTGGCGTTTGTCTACGCATTCCTAACCTACATAAGATCGAACCCTGACACGGGCTGCGCACTCGTGTCTGTAGCACGTGATGTTATGTGTCCGAATAACGTCATAAACACATTGACGCTAACACCGACCACAGGATGTAATGTATATACATCATTGCGTGAGACTCTTTGCCCGCTACAGTTTCGGGCACGATGGTATTTGTAACAAATCACACGCGTTTAATGTCTTTTATATTTTTCAATTTATACGCACAATGTGCGTAAAAATTGATTTTACACATATCACAAACCCAGTATCCACAGGATGGACTACTCAACCAAGACGCAGAAGGAACTCATTGAATTATGTAAGGAGCGTCAAATTCGAGGCACGAGTGGAAAGAATAAAACCGCACTTATTACACTTCTAACAAATTATGATTCGACGCCACAAAACACGATTGTCGCTACGCCCGTCGCTACAAGCCAACCTACATTTATAGAAGTCTGCTCTGGATGCGGCGGTCTCAGTACGGGGTTTATGAATGCGGGTTGGCGGCCGCTGCTTCTCAATGAGCTTGTGCCGACCTTTTGTGAAACGCTCAAGAAAAATCATCCAGGCGTTCCCGTAGAGAATTGTGATATGCTAAAACTCAATCTGACGAAATACAAAGGACAGGTGGATGTACTCTGCGGCGGCGTACCGTGTCAAGCGTTCTCTCAGGCGGGCGAACGCCTAGGTCTGGATGATCCACGTGGTCAACTTATCGTAGAATTCAATCGTCTTGTAAATGAGTGCGAACCGCGCATACTTATGATTGAGAATGTGAAAGGACTCACAACACATGACGGAGGAGCCACGCTTCAGCATGTCATACGCCTCTTCGAAAACGGTGGTCGCTACCGTGTCTATACCAAAGTCCTCAATGCGAAGGATTACGAAGTTCCTCAGAAACGGGAACGCATCTTTATCATCGGTGTGCGCAGCGATATTACAGCCGAATTCACGTATCCCGAAAAGTCCAAAAAGGTCGTTCTGCTCAAAGACGTGCTGACGTCCGATATTCCGGCGAGTCCAGGTGCGACGTATCCAGAAGCGAAACGCCGTGTCATGGAACTTGTCCCGCAAGGCGGATGTTGGGTGAATCTACCAGAACCCATCAAAAGCCAGTACATGGGACAAAAAGGCATGGAGGCCGGCGGTGGAAAACGAGGTATTGCCCGTCGTCTCGCCATGAATGAAGCGTGCCTAACACTAACGACGAGCCCCGCACAAAAACAGACGGAGCGTTGTCATCCTACCGAGACCCGACCCCTTACGGTACGTGAATATGCTCGCATCCAAACATTTCCAGATACATATGAATTTGTAGGAAGTATGGGAAATCAGTATAAACAGATTGGAAATGCGGTGCCGGTGAAGTTAGCCGAGGCAGTTGCGAGACGACTCAAGGAGTTCTTGGCTACACCATAGACCATATAACTCCAATCGCAATACACACAAGAACAAACACAAAAATAATCAGCAGAGACAACCAATTCGTAGAACGTCGTGGTTTAGGTATAACTATCGTTTCAATCACAGGTGTTACAATGACAGGCGTCTCAATTGTCGCTGGTAGAATATGTATCCAACTCGCACGACAGCGTGGACACGTGCGGTTATGTTCTGTCCATTTTGATAAACAGGGACCATGAACGGGTTGTGTACAACCGCACGGAAAAAACATATATGGTGCTTTTTCATTACATAAAATACAGACAGGCACCGGCGATAATTCAGTATAGTCTGTAGACGACTCCATACTGTATTGACGTATACATATACGTTTTAGCCCCTCTACACGGAATCTGCCAATTCCTTATGTGTCTTATATGTTTTGAATGTGGCCTTCACTGTCTCATGAAGATCCGTGAAGAACGTATCACGTCCAGAAAGATACGCATAGGCCTCCTTTCCCGTAAAGACATTTACCTCTGCCGGCATTCCTTTTGGTCGTGGTGCACGGGGTTTTTCGGTATTCACCATGACAAGAAACCCCTTCTTTCCTGACTCATGAATCGCTCTGAGTTTTGCGACAACGGTCGCCGCACTACCGCTGTTCATAGTATTGTCGCGATTCTTCCACTCCCAATACTCAGAATCATCAAGTTTGCGTACATCGCAACCAGTCGCATGTCCTACTGGAAGTGTTTCATAGCCTCCAAATTTACCAGCAAGTTCCTCGTGGAAATCCCCCATCTTCATCGTAAGTGCCTTCTCGTAACGACGCTGCTTCTCCGCAAATCTCCAAGCATCTTCTGTCATGCCGCTGTGTTCCATTAGAATGCTTTTCAGAAAGATATCATCGCCTCCTTCGCTTGTATGTCTCTGTTCAAGAACTTTGTAAAGAGGTGCTAGACATTTCACATACTCTGCGAAAGGAATTTCGGGGATTAAATACCACGCACGTACAGCTGCTGCCATTCTTGTATCTAATAAAGTATAGAGTATTAAAAAGCATGTCAAATTTTATACACCCTGTGCTCATTTAATCATATTTCAACACCATCTTGAGAACACGGCTGAGCACATTGAGTTGTGTAGGCGTTGGGATAGCCTTGCCACTCTCAATATCCCGTATCGTATTCTGCGGAAAGGAACACGCTGCGTTGAGTTGCGATTGATTCATTGTAAGTGCGACACGGGCTTGAATAATGCTTTGTCGCGATGCTGCACTAAGAGTCCGCAGCTTTACGGGTGCGTCAGAGTCAAGTTTCCGCATAAGAGCCGCCTGTTGGCTAATAGGTCGCCGAGAGTCGCTTTGGCTCGAACTGTGTGCACTACCCTTCTTCTTGATAACAACCGTTGTCCAATCTTGATCGTCCATGCCAAATCTACACAGCCAGCACAAAGAAGAACCCGTTTCAATTTTTATACCCGTGTCCACGAAGGTTCGTAGACATCTTCATATTGGGAGGGTCCATTCCGCCCAACCCATTGTCGTGGAGCAATAACAGTACGCCTGTCTGTCGCCAGCCACGCAGCCCACCAACTGAACGATGAATTTGCTATAATAAAATGCCGAAACTGTTGTAACAGAGCAAGTGTGGAGATTTCATCTTCGTCGATAATCACAAACGAATATGTTTGAAGTTGAGGAACGTGTGGCAGAATATCAATCCAAAACATAGCATTATCGGATGATAACAGAAAGATAGGAGAGGCTATTTTTTCACACACAATCTTCATCGCCTCTCTATAGTAATCGCTTCCAAGTGGACCATGGTAATCAATATTATGTTGAGTTGACACATAATCTGTGCGTCGTGCGTGGACAACAATAACACGTTCTTTCTGTTCAAATAAATGCTGATACTTCAAACGTAATGAATCGACAAGATAAGGATCTGGTTGCATCATTCGACGTATTTCCTCGTGCGTTACTGAATCACCAAAATACTTGGAACTCTGTACATAGCCTTCAATCAACAAGCCATTCAATGGTATAGATGGAATCGGTGTATATTCGTATGAGCTTTTTTCACACCAAACCGCAAGGCCAGCAGGCAAGGTATCTGTAAGATAGGATGAAAAACGAGAAAGCACAGAATTCCAATACATGGGTCGCCCATCGTTCTCTCGTTTTGTTCGGAGTATACGCAAAGATGCTCCGTTCCGTTTTGTATATGCGTACGCAGCCGCAACTTGGAACATTTGACTTCCTAATCCGCCTTTGATTGATACAGACACAGTTAGTTTCGTACCAGATATTTTATAAGACGTATCAGGTTCAGCTAACACATATTCATCTGATAGAAGCCTTTGGGCAAAAAACCAGTCGTCGTATCCAGGTTGCTTACGTAGTTTCGGTCGAAGAATCTCACCAAGAGACGTGTTATCCAAATAGGTTGTTAGCATAACAGTTTGATCTTTTCCCGCAAAGAGTCCCATTGCGAAATATCGGATAAGCATTGCTTCATACGCATAACGCCATCGTAAACATGCTGAAACTTCCCCGCCCCACAATCCTCCTACGAGTGTATGCTTACGTCCATCTAGATTGTAAAGTTCACACGCTGGATTCAGATCTTCTACTGAGGTAAACAACACCTTGTTCGGCGAAAACGCACATGTTGGAAAGGTGCGACGAACAACATCCTGGATCGGCACACGAAACGCACCAATATCGCACCAGTAAAAGAATTCGGTATTAAATAGGTTCAAACGTATGGCCTGTTCAACAAAAATAGGTTTCTGAGCCCAAACAGCATATAATTCAGGTGTATGTATATCTTTTTCAGGATCTATCATATGATGTGCTATCCATTCCTGTTTGTACATTTTCCACATGTATATATTTTCAAAAGGCAAAATAACAATATGAATAGGGCGATTGCTCCGCATTTGCCGAAAGAGTGGTTCCATATCAGCGGTTGTAAACAAAACAACTGGACAGGACAATTGTAAGAAATTATGAGCCCATTGAATGTATACATCTTTTGGAAATTTGGAACGGATAGGATAAAACGCTGTTACAATTGTACAGGAGACCATTATTCATCTAATAAGATACATATTTTAGACCATGATCGCACATAAATGCTGTTTAAACAGATACAATAAGTATATCAACAATGGCTTCACAGCAAAAGATATGTGTTCATATAGCATCCTATTGGAAGAATAAAGAATCATATGCGTCACGGCAACCCATACTTATTTCAGTTGTCAACGATTATTTGGCGTTATGGGATGTACAAAGTATGGACATCTTTATTCATACAAATTCAACAGACGTCATTAAAACGCAATTGAATGTATCTGATACATTGCGTGTACATTATATCGTACATGACCTAAGCCGCGAAGATCCAAAATACTTGGTCTGGCGACCTCGTGAACTTATGGTCAAACAGAAAGATATGTTTGATGTATTTATATACCTTGAAGATGATATGGGTATTCCATTCGAAGCATTCAAGTATTGGTTACGCTATAAAGATACACTTCACACAAATAATTTAGATGTAGGGTTTGTTCGTGTAGAAACGGCGAATAAGAAGGATTATTTTTGTTCAGACGTATTGCTTCCCTCAACGCATCCAATACAGGTAGACGACAGAATCTTTGTTTGGAACCATCAAAATTATTGTGCATTTTGGATGTGCGATAAACATGAATTAGAGAGATTTATAGCATCACCGTATTGGTCTCCACATTTATATTTTCCTAACGGCCTTAACAAACCGCCTTCCACATTTATTTTGGAAAGTTCCGCAATTGGATTCAAAATGTCCTATTTAGGGTCTTTTTATCCACTCAACGAGACAAATACTCTTGTTTCAAATATATGTTTTGTACACCATTTAGCAAATAATTATATTCATGCGAAGGATACACCACTTGGAAAATTTGCAGTGGAGCGAATGACGGAAGGATTAACCCTTGCCTAAAGTTAAATATATAAAGCCACATAAACAACTTACAATGAAAGTTGTAACACCGGTTGTAAACAATCCTGGATTCATCAAGGCACAATTTCACACACTCAGACGACACATGAAAACACCTTATGAGTTTATTGTATTCAATGACGCAAAACAGTTTCCTGATTATACGAATTTTGGCGATGTGACCCTTCATTCACAAATTGTAGATATGTGTCAGCAACTTGGAATCCGTTGTATAAACATGCCTAATGAACAACATCGTGAGTTAACGCACGCTGGAATGCGGCATATTCAATCTATGAACTATATTACACAATTTATGTTTGACAATCCGGATCAATATCTTCATATTGATTCGGATATGTTTCTAGTAGACACATTCCATATAGATTCGTTTATACGCTATGACTGTGCTGTTACTCTTTCAGAACGTCCAGGCATTCAGTACGTTTGGCCAAATCTCTTTTATTTTAACACAGAGAATATGAAATTTCGTGAACTCATAAATTGGAACATGACGCCTACAACAGATACAGGTGGTATGATGGAGGGCTGGTTGCGAGCGTATAAAGAATCACATCATGATAAGATTTTCTACATTCGTCATTTAGCATCGTGTCAATGGGATGACACACAGATTCCGCCCAATATTCACAATCCGAAATTAAAATCATTCCTTCAAAACGATATTCGTAATACGAGTGACGGAAAGTTTTGGTGTGAGTTATACAATACAAATGTTCTTCATTATAGAGCCGGTAGTAACTGGAACGGAGAAGGAAAAGGGACACATCAATACATGACAGAACAATTGTTAGAAGCATTAGTTTAAATATAGAGATTACACAGAAATGTTAAAATATTTTTTGCGAATCATATCTGGAGTCTGTTGTCCACTTGCGTTATAGACAGAGCCTGAGTGAAGTCGGTGATATGTAAGTGGCAAGGGAACATTGTAAAACCGAACACCGTTTAGCAGATGCTTACACCAACAATCATAATCGTATGTTCCAAAAAATTCGTCCGTGTAATTGACAAGATGTTTTTTAATTAAAATAGAGGAATGGATCATTGGATTTACTTTCATAAAATGTTCTTTCGTTATTGAACCGCCAGGAATATCTGGAGAACCATTCCAATCACCGAAGTATTGAGCAAATGTTCCAATAATTCCAGAGTCTTTCGCAGCACTCTGTGTAGATAGCATTTGAGCCTCTAGTTTTATAGGATGCCATTTGTCATCAATATCAATGTGTGCTATCCACTCTGTATTTGCTAGACTTGCTAAAAAATTTATTGTGGAGGGGGCACCTTTTATGTCAGGTAGATTGTAAATATGTATGCGAGGATCATGAATCTTCTCAATTTTATCCTTTAGAGTTTTATATACATTGTTATCGTCTCCACCATGACCATTTACACCGATAATAACAGTCCAATTTGTATACGTTTGATTTAATATAGAATAAACACAATCGTCAAAATATTCCCAACCATTGTAGACTGGGATTAATATTGTAACCGGAATCATATATGATTATAAATGAATAATCGCTTTAGACAGGTATATAATAGAGTCTAAAACACACATACATATAAATCGGTTAGATATGACATTTCGTAAATTGACAGAAAATGATTATGTGGCCTATTTAGAACTTATTAATGAATTTCGTCCTACTAAATTTAACGAAGAAGAGTTCAAGAAAACCCTAAAGCAGATTCAATCAATGTCTGAAATATGGGTCTATGAAGAGGATGGACAATTGCTTGCAACAGGGACTATTATTTATGAATATAAATTTATACACAACCTATGTGTATACGCACATATAGAAGATGTATGTGTTCGTAAATCACATCGTCGAAAACGCATAGGCAAGGAGATTATATCACATCTGATCAATCAGGCTCGACACTGTTATAAAATAACATTGGATTGTGCTGATGAAAACATGCCGTTTTATGAAGCATGTGGTTTAGAAAAACGTGGCAACCAGATGTGCCAATTGCTGACAAATTTATAACCGAGACCATTTTGTCCATACATAATTATAATTATAATTACATATATGTGTCTTTTCTAACATGGAAAAATAACCTTTTATTTTTGTGTCGTTTTCTTCAGAAGGATAGTGAAACTGTACAATCAAATGACGGATATGTTTGTGAAAATCTTTAGAAAATATGTAATCCAATAAGTCATATTCACCCCCTTCAATATTTATGTGTAGAAGGTCTATATCTTTTATGTTATGTTCATTTATAAACTCAAAAAAATCACGTATAGAACATTTATGTGCAGTTGAAGGATCCACTTTCGCAAACATGCTTGTAGAATCTCCAGTAATATTCATAGAAAAATCAAAATTACCATTTCCAAGACCGTGCGGCAATAAAAAAATATTCGGATGTGATTGGCACTCAACGATTGCTTCGTGGTAAAATGGTATCATGGGTTCAAATGTGTATATTTTACATTTATATAAGTCTGATAGTAATTTTGTAGTATATCCTTTATACGTCCCCAAATCAAAAATAATTGCAGAAGTATTTATATCCATTCCTTCAACATAACCATGAAACATATTATCAGCATAGAATCGCTGAACTTCACTCATTGTTTTATAATGTAGAATTCATATGCGTCAACGTTTAGACTATCGCATTACTTATTTATCGGTCTAAACAGTATATTTCATAAACATATAATACTCTATGTACATAACACCAAAAATTACAGCATCTGATTCTGAATGGTTATCAGCAAAAAATACAGGTCTTGGAAATGTGATGTTCCAAATAGCATCATGTTATGGCTTAGCAAAAACAACAAATCGCATAGTTGTGTATAATAATCTTGTAAAATTCGCACATATGTTAAAAGAGCGTTTTGGATTTAATCACCTAAATACTATATTTAGAAAGTGTTTAACGATTGAGAATACGCCATTTCATCCTATTCACGAACGAGATATTTGGGCTTATGATAAAGATCTAATTGTGTTTTTAACGTCCAATCGTGAATCTGTTGAATTATTTGGTTATCTTGAATGTATAGAATACTTCAATATGTACAAACATGAAATTGTAGATATATTTTCACCTGACGATACTTCTCTTAATATTATTCGTAATACATATCCAATATTATTCCATAACAATTATACAACAATATCTTTACATTTTCGTGGCAATGAATACATTAATCATTCTGTTATTGGTAAACCATGGGATTACAGTTTTTATAAACGAGCCACCGAGTATTTTAAAGAGAATGTTGAAAATCCAATCTTTCTTATATTTTCGGATGATATGGAAAGTATCGATTTTACATTTTTAGAAGGTTACCCTTATTTACGTATGGGCCATACGGAAGATTACATTGATATGTGGTGTATATCATTATGTCATCATAATATAATGTCGAAATCAACATTTAGTTTTTGGGGGTCATATTTGAACAAACATTCTGATGCTATCATTGTTTATGATAAAAACATGGAAAAACCTTACCACACGTTATTCACGCCAATTTAGTTTATACAAACATATGTATCGGTCTAAATGGTATCTAATTATTTTACATATATCCATTGAACGGTATGAGTTCCGAATTGTTCCCTAATTCACGTGTTTTTGGCGATCATAGCATAGTGTCATATGATACTAAAGTACATCCTTTTAGAGAATATTTTGAAACATTGTATGAAACGAGCGATCTAGAACATCTCCACACACAATCAAGTGAATACAATTCATCAAGTTTGAGAGATATTGAAACAAATTTACATAAACAGTTTTATGCTGATATCAAGGCGAATATACATTTTAAGATATTGTATTGTAAGTTTGTTAAAGATATTTACAAGCATTTTTACCCTGATGAACAGTATATGATATATCAATCGTTTCCCAGCGTGCGATTCCAATTTATAAATAATACAGCTGTTCCACCCCATTATGATTCAGATGATATTGGTCGTCATCCCTTGGGCGAGCGTAATTTTCTTATTCCAATCACATCAATGTATGGCACAAATCGTCTTTTTATAGAATCTGAACCAGGAAAGGGCGATTATGAAGGCATAACAATGAATTATGGCAACTTGTTTGTGTTTAATGGAAATCGTTGTACACATTTTAATCAGATTAATGTTGAAACAACTCTACGAATTTCACTAGATTTTCGCATTATTCATCAGAAGGATTATATGGCATATATATCCAAATCACAGATAACATCGACAAATCCACGGGATCCTGAAAAACTACGCACACCGACAAAAATGGTAATTGGCGGATATTATCAGTCTTGTATGAATTCAGATACGATTGAGGAAATGATACAATGGCATCACCAAAAAGATATGTTGCTTCAAACGAGGCCTAATTTTGATATATGTGAAGCAAACGCATGCTTTGATTATATGAAGGATGGTGTAAACTTTGTAACAGAGTATCAGCAGACGACAAAATTGGAATCTATGATTTCAGAATTTATAGGTGTAAAACATGTGTTGATGACAACTAGTGGTAGCATGGCACTCGCAATGGCTCTCATGGGATGCGAGATAGGCACGGGCGACGATGTTATTGTGCCAGACTATACTATGATTGCAACAATAAACGCTGTAAAGATGGTAGGAGCAAATCCTATCATAACAGATGTAGATCCACGTACAGGCACGCTTACACAAGAACTTATTGAACGTAATCGCACTCCTAACACTAAATGCGTGCTATTTGTGTCGTTAAACAATCGCCAATTAGACCTACCGCAGATTAAAACATATTGTGAATCGAATGGATTAATATTAATTGAGGATGCAGCTCAATCATTGGGTGCTCGTGTGGACGGTAAGCATTTCGGAACCTTTGGTCGCGTTGGCTGTTTTTCATTAAGCACACCCAAAATTATTAGCACAGGACAAGGTGGCTTTGTTGTTACAAATGATAGTCAACTTGCAAATAAAATGTCAATGATTAAAAATTTTGGGAGAAAATGTGGCGGCGTAGATGTATTCGAACTATTTGGATTGAATATGAAATACACAGATATACAAGCTGTAATCGGCATAGAACAGATGAAGAAATTGCCTGAACGTATTTCGTTTATGCGTAATCTATATATACAATATTATAATCAACTTAAGGAAACAGAAGTTTTTATGATACCACCGTCAGGCAATAATTATTTGCCATGGTTTATTGATATATATACACCAAAAAGAGATGAACTTGCAGCATTTCTAAAGTTACATAATATACAAACACGGCCAACATATCCTGAAATTCATAAAACACCTATGTATTTATCAAATAAAGAGTTTCCGACAGCATCATATATTTCGCAGAATGGGCTTTTTTTACCATCTCATACATTCGTGAGCGACGAGGAAGTAAAATATATTTGTAGATTAATACGCTGTTTTTTCCTAAAATGAAACGATGTATAATTTCTTATATAACATAATAATATTATTTTATATATCCGATTCCAAAAATAGTGGTTTTTTTACGCCCTAAATTTTCTCCATTATTTTTGTGCCCTAATTTCTATTATAATACTTTAATTATTTTTGTGCCCTAATTTTTTCTCCAAAAAAACGCTAAAAAACGCAAAAAATCTCCAAAAAATGCTAAATTTTCTCGCATTTCGCCGGATTTTCTCCCATTTTTCTCTGAAATATCTCCAAATCATTAATCTATAGATTAATGATTTGGAGATATTTCAGAGAAAAATGGGAGAAAATCCGGCGAAAACGAGGAATTTTGGGGAATTTCGAGAAAAAATAGAGAAATTTAGCATTTTTTTTGGAGAAAAATTAGGGCACAAAAAATAATTAAAGTATTATAACAGAATTAGGGCACAAAAATATCGGAGAAAATTAGCAAAATGTATTGAGAAAAATAATTAATAAATATAACAATACACTAACATTTACAACTTTTCATTTAAAACGCCGATTAAGAAGTTCTAAATTAAAAAAATTAGCTTTGAAGCCAGTAAAATCAACAATTTATATAAGATATAATATTTTGTAATTTATCGCAACATTTAGTATCACGACTGTGTCGTTTTAATTGTAATGCTGTTTTATATTCATTATTACAAACATTACATTTATAAATAATTATATTTTTATGTTCATTTAGTGTATTTAAAGTCGATAAACGTTTTTGTATACTTTTTTTAAATCGTTCTTTTTCTTCCGATGATAAAATACCATTTTCGTTATCTGTATGGTATTTTGTAGTTTGATGTCGTTTTAGTTTTCCGCTTGTTTTGAATTCACACTCACATAGTTCACATTTAAATATCTTTGGAATTTGATTTTCTTTTTTTTTTTGAATTGTTTCCAAACGTTTTATTGTTATTTGTTTCATTTTTTCTTTACCTTCATCGGTATTATAAAATGCCTTTTTGGTTTCACGCATCATTTGTATTGATTTTTTACCTTCCTCAGTTTTATTTCTTAATATAAGACATTCGCTGTGCTTTTGTTTGAGTATTGCACCTTCTGGTGTGTTTAGAAATTCTATCTTTGCTTCACTTTCCTCTTTTCGTTTTTTTTGCCCTTCCTCAGAGTTCCAGAAATTGTTTATTTTTTCACTATGACTTTTTTTCCACTCGTTGCCAAGTTCACTATTCAACATATCTGCGCGAGCATCAGACATTTGTTTTCGCTTTGCTGGGTCTGCAAAGCGTTTTTTTTGTGCCTCAGAATTCTTTTTATTAAGTTCTTCACATGATTTCTTACGTGGCCCTTGCCCCCCTCTTGTATAATTTAATCCATGCGGATGTAAACTATTATGTTTTTCAATTTCTGATATTTCTAATTCATCCAATCGGTCGTTTTCGCACTCATGTAATACTTCTATTTTGAAATTTTGAATCCCCAATACACGCATTGAGTCGACGATAGGTCTGTTTTGTTTAGGGTCTTTTGTATTTTTAATATGATCTTTCCACCTTTCCTGAATATTCTTTTTCTTAGTTTGACCTATATAAACTTTTTCATTTATAGTATTTGTAATTATATAAATGAAACCCATTTACTATCAACGAACATTAATTACGAATATTCAATTTTCTAATAATAATATGGTTCAATAAGAATAATAATATGCCGTTTTACGCACGACGTGTCTTGTTACGGTTCTTGCGATTCTTACGCGTCTTAGGACTCTTCTCTAAAGGAAACATGCGATTCACCATCGCAGCTGCATTCTTATAATACTGGACATTAGCAGCATTCTCCGGAAATGCTAATTTCTTGCCTGTAATAGTCGTCTTCATCTTGGGCTTCGCACCACGTTTTAATAATAGACTCTTTATTCCTTTGAATACAGCAATCGCCTCTGGCGTATTGGAACGTACAATCAGCACATCGGCTAGCCCGCGCGGAGTCTTCTTGGCGAATTCGGGATCCAATGTTGCACCGCTTAGTGTCTCCATATCGATTCCAAATGTCAAGGTCTCCTCTACAATCTCAGGTTCACCAGTTAATACAGCCGCATGGAGTAGCGTCAATCCTTGAAACTGGCTACCATCCATTGGGTGTATGTATTGCTTTAAAAATGGTGCTATACCCGCATAACCCATTTTCTCAATATCATTCGCTATCTTGTACAAAGCTCGCTTGGCGATTCTTACTTCGTCCACAGTACCGAACGCAACAGCATCCATTAGGTTTTTCATTACCTCCGCGGGTGTGCTCTTCATAGCATTGGCCATATCTATCTAATTGTTTTTAGAATAAAAACGCCGTAAAGTTTTAGTTTTTCTGCTACGTGTATGATTCTTGCGACTCTTACGTGCCCCGCCCTTTTTGTTCTTTCCTTGGGCTTCAAGCGCCTTCACAACTACATTAATATCCATATGTGTAAGTTCAGGTATGGGTACTGCATTTCCGTATCCGTCAACATTCGGATCGTCATATACACCAGTTAATGCCTTTACAACCGCCAATAACACCGACTTTGCAGTATCGTCAGATAACGTAGCAATATAGGGACGCACATCTTTGCTAGATATGTTCATCACTTTATTGTGATAGGCTTTCCATTCAGGTTTCATTTTGCCGTCTTTATTGTATTGATTGTATCCATTTCCGGGCATATTGGGTAAATATTCAGGCGTGACCTCTTCTAACGCTGTATGTATCCATCCGCTGCTAATTTTGCCCGATATTTCTAACAATAGTTCCTTAGCTTTCGCTGGAGCGACTTCACGTGCAATATCATTGAATCGTTTTTCGTTATTTGACATCTCTACTAGACCGCATTATTTTAGACCCGCACAGCGGTATAAAAGGGTTGGCCTCTTAATGTAGAATAATTAGAAAGTCTATAAGATATTTGTGTGGCTGATATGGGGGTGATGTGCGAATAAAAAAGTTGTATGGTCGGTGCGGGTCTCGATCCCGCGACTTCCTCCTACCTAAGCATACGTACAAGCGTATAAGAGAGGGATTCTACCAACTGAAATAACCGACCAACATGGGCTTTATTATATAAAAAGGCTATCAATTTTTATTAATCGGCCACTTTTGTAATGTATTTTTGATATACTACAAAATTAACCCTAATAACTTAAGCATATCCTAGTTAAACAATATATGTCGAACTTTGCTGTCTTAAATGACATAATTATAACACCTGTAGATATTTACAAGATACACATAAAAAGGCGTGATCCTATAGATGGACATTGTCATAAAAGAATTACTTGCTCCCCGAACGAGTCCGTATCCATTTGAATTATCTGATTTTCCCTTTGAAGGAGCAGTATATAAAGTTATGGGAAAACCAGGAATGCTCACAGCCAATATGATGCATGTGCCGGCAAAAGTTGCTGATCTCCTACCTCAGTTATTGAAGCTTTATAAAGCAGGTAGTATTTGTTTGGGAAATAGATGCGGTGATAATGCGAATTTTATTATTGCCGAATTTAGAAAAAAAAGGTATTCGGTTCGTAAAATACTTGTTTCAGGTTGGCATAGTTTTTCCAGAGAGGAAACACATGCTATTCAAGAACAAAGATCAGAATTATTTGGTTTTATTGGTATGACCATGTTTACAACATATCACGCGTTCCCCTTATTTTACTTCCCTGATATAGATTTGTATATCGCCGTTGAAACAACTATTCGCGCTACAGGGCCTCAATTTATTATTGGCAAAACAGAAGCTGATATAGTAGATTTTATTGTAAATCGATATTTGGTTAAGAATATTGCTATTACAGAAGATATTGTAAAAGGCTGGAATGAAATTATACCATGGCATGGTGGTACTCAAAAGAGATCGAAAACTAGAAAAATGCGATCCAAATCAAGACTACGTAAAAGACGTAATTTAGACTAACGGGGATTTTAGACCTAGAGCCATCACCTTTACATTATAAATTAACGTATTATTATAGACCCTAATAGAGTATGTCTGACTACGAGGTTGCTGTTTATTATGTCCCGGCGAATGCGGACATTACTACTTCAGCGTACAACGTTTATAAACGTCTGATGAAATACAAAACATTTGATGTTCGTGCCTTGGGTGCACAATTCGAAACATATATGGGTGCCAAAGACTCGCTTAAGGATATCCGTTTTGATTTTCACGAACCTTTAGGACTTGATGCGCATGTATATATCGCTTCAAATAAAACTGCGTTTAACAATGCTATAATAAGAGCAACATTCAGTCGATTTCCGCATATATTTCGAGCCGACCGAATCATGGCGGAACGAAATGACAAAGACTCCATTAGTTTTGTATATAGAGATGATTATGAAGATTTGCCTGGAAAAGGTCCCATTAAAATACATTTACAGGTCAAGCATGAATACATCTTACATTGTATACTACAACTTGCCTCTCTTTGTGATGGTTTTTCAACTCATCCCGTAATGAAACGTTATCGTTTGGAATGGAAGGTAAATCTGTTAAACCGTTCAAGTTATTCGTACGGAATTCACGGTTTTCCGCATCATGATATTGGATTAAGAGAGGTTAACGGGGGTGTTGCGGGAACTTTTGTTATTTACGCTTCATCGAACGCGGATATTACAACTTTACTTCTGAAAGAGTTGTTGCGTGTATTTCACAATCAAGAAATGGGATTAATGGACGTTCGGTCAACAGAATCATTAACACCAGGACACATTCGCCTGAATAGTATTATTAGTTATGCACACACAGACCGAAATACAACGATGCGTGTTTTGCGAGGAAATGTTTTAGAATTTCCAGGTGTTTCTCGCACACTACCTCCGTGGCTAGCCGCTATGGCAGCAGAATGTACATCTGCGAAAAAAGACGCATTAAACGCTGAATCGCAATTGTACCTCGGTATGAATATATGCAACGAGGAAGATAGTGGAATTAATTACCAAACAAAGTGTAATACACCGCCCCGCACGTCCGAACAGATATATTGCTATATACCGGAACATACACTCAATCCCCGCACGGTGTCCGAAGGAGCGTCGGCAGGAGCAGGGAAGGCTGCTGGAGTGCCTGGAGGAGCGCGCGTAGGGGTGGTTAAAGCGGTGTCTGAAGTAGCTGCAGAAGAAGCGGTTGAAATGGCGGTTGAAGCGGTAGCAGCAGTGCTAGGTGGATATAGAAAAACCAAGTCGCGCATAAGGCGAAGGCGAAACAACCGTAGCAGACGGTCAAGAAAACACCATAGATTATAAGTAAGTTGGATAGGTTTTTAATATGTATCGTAAACAGAATATTTATGCTTACGATATTGCCTAATCACAAAGGTCTCGTGGCTCCATAGTCAACAATACTGAAACACTCGAATTGGATATAGGCTATTCCCCTATACTATAACCGAATCACCCTAAATTTATTGGCTGCCTCACTAAAATAACGTGTATGAAACACCCACATCTCTCCCATGTAAAGAATCACAATATTTGGTTCTGTACATACATTATGCTGCATATAGGTGTGGATTCGTCGCTTTAGGGTTTCTTTACCTGCACCACTTTTCCGAGACCAGTCACTTACACCTTCGATAGCAAACCAAACATCAGTGAATCCACCGGTTTCAATGTCATAATGTTTGGCTGTCTCTGGATAAACATATGTATCGACGAAGTCAGTCGTTCCAAGCGATAATTGATTCGTTCTACAACAATTACCCATTTTGTAGATACACAAACCATTTTTGAATAGTATCAATTTTTCAACAATTCATTCCGTAATTTATTTTTGCGATTCGTCCTGTTATTCATAGTATGTTTTCTATTACGGCGTGTCTTTCCACCCTTCTTCACTTCTAACAATTCTATCATTCGCTCTAATGATTTTAGATACAACTGTCCCATTGTTGATTTTTCTTCATCGTTCTTTACTTCTTGGAGTTTTGTTTTGTAGTGCTCTAAAGAAAAATCTATATCCCAAAAGGTGTTTTGGAACTTCGCACATTCATTATAATTATCAAATGTTTTCACAGTATAGCCAATATCTTTATACATATCTAAAAGAACGTTGGGCACATGTTTCACCTTACGAATATAGGAATCTCCTGAATCGTCGTATTCGGCTTCTGGAAAGAATGACTGAAATGTTTCAATAAGTTTCCGTTTTACAACACGGGTAAAATTCACTTCCATAAGAGGTTTTGAATAGGTGCCAGAGAGTAGATTAAATTGTACATGGTCTTTTGTTTTCATGAGTTCGCCGCCACCATAAATATTTACGGCGTTTATACGTTCATTATAGGCTAGGGATTGATGGCGTGTTCCAATTTCATACGGGGAAACAACTTCTGTAGCCACAAATTGTATTTCCTCAGTCTCATTTGCATACAGAAGCCATGTGTAAATGCCGTCTTTTGCGGTTTGTAATTCTCCAGCATTCAAGCGGGGAAACATTCGTAAAACGGCTTGTATTTTTTCGGGGTCTTCCTTAATACTTTTTGAACCATAGACCTTTCCAACAAAGACGTGTTTCCCGTCGTCATTGAGAACACTACAGTCAGAGGGTCTGAACATAAGAATTGGGTGCGTTTTGACACGCCCGATACTTTTCATACTCTATTATTGCTTCTTATTCTTTTGAGTGAAGAATAAAGTAGGGATGGATAGCTGCAGCTTGCGGGATAAATTTCTTAAGCGGAATGTGTATCGTAAACAGAAAATTTATTTTTGTTTAAGATATATTTATGATACGTTCTTGTTTGCTTAATAAAGGGGGTTTGAAAGGGGGAGCTATCCCCCTTAGTGATAAGGATTTATCAACTTTACATGTTTTTCCTCGTTTTTTTCACCTTAGGAAGTCCGTGTGCTCTCATCCAGGCAACCGTTGCTGTATTGCGAGCCGTGTGCGTTCTTTTTTTAGCAGCTTTACTTATATTTTTGTATTTAATACCAAAGTGAGAGAGATCAATACCGACGGCCCATTCAGGTTTATAAGCAAGTAACATATTCAATATTTTTTTTGCATCGTTATCAATCTTTTCATAAAGATACTCGATTCCGTCTTCCTGTAGTAGTTCCATTGCATCCGATACTTGTGACTCATGGATACTGAGGACCAAAGGGATAGGATTTTGGCCTTCGCTGGGATCAAATCGCTTATCTGCAAGAATTTGTTTAAGAAAATAGTTCGAGCCTCCGCCCCACATCAGATTACGAACCGCTATTGAAACAGCATTTGTATTATCACTATTTGAATCGACCCAACTAATATTTAGATTTGGAAATTTAAGAAGTTTATCAAAAATAACCTCATCGCCGGCATAAATTGCCATAAAAAGTGGAGTATCATTCCTAAAAGTTTTACCATTCACATCAATCCATGGAATGCTAAGTAGTTGGATAATCATCTTCCTACATATTTCGTCATTGTTACCAAGCAGTCTTTCACCTGAATATACTCTTAATGCTTCAAGTAGCGGATTACACAGTTCCGGACGATTATTATATGTGTTTACATCTATGCCTGGAGTCGCTAGTAGTTTTTCGAAATTTTCAAGATTATGATCATTAATGGCTTGGGTGAGTAGCGTATGACCGTTCGATTGTATAGCATTAACATCATTCTTATCTTTTATACACCGACCGGTTTTCGGATTACGAACTTGACCGGACGGGCAGGGTACAAGTTTTTTCCCAATAGAACCTGTCTCTTTAACGCATCGGCGGGTTTTTGGATTCCGAATTTGACCCGGGGGGCACGGTAGTATTTGTTTAGGCATTCTATTATAGAATGGTAAATTCTTCTACGGTAGGGATGGATAGTTGCAGTTTGCGGGATAAATTTCTTAAGCAACATATGTATCATAAACAGAAATTTTAATTTTAAGAGACGAACGATCTCGAGATAACTTTTTCGCAGGCTATTGTTAAAGCAGTATTTTGGTCAGATTGAACAGCATTAATAATATCAGCAACACCGGGCTTCGCTAGTTCAACACGCAACGCTTTAATATCATTGAAAACTACGGCTCTATACAATGCCATTGTATTCTATTTAAGGTATGCAATTTCCGAGGTATAACCCGAAAATCAATTAAACGAGCCACAAAATTATCAAAATCCTTTGACTTGTACGATTTAAAATACAACGTGCCGAAACGGAAGGATTTAGCAGTAGGTCTGGTATATTTCAATTGTGTAAAATCAAAACGCCTATTGATGAATTATTTTTACGTGTTGGAAAAATTCAACCTTGTAGGTTTATTTCCGTTGACGACGTGTTTGCCGTTTACGTTTTATACTGCGTTTACGGGAGCCTCCACCACTTGCTGGCTTCGAAGCCATTAAGTTTCTTACCGCAGCATTTGCTGCGGCGTTTCGTGCGACTTGCTCTTCACGAGTTCCTAGAGTTCTGCCGTAGGCTCGTGCGCGGACTTCTTCATACAGAGGACCACCAGGTTCAGCCAAGAGTGGGGCTTGGCGTTCGGCTTCCTCATTTAAATGTCTAACTGCCCATTTGAGAAATTCCTGATATTTTTCATACCATGATATCGGAAGAAGCTTATATTTGTACGCATTGGCGTCTGACAATGTTTTTCGTGCGGCCATGGCGTGCTCAAGGTCGGCCAATTGCTCACGGAATCTATCCAATACTTTAGGTGTTAAATACGCAACTCTATCAAGTATGGGCGTTCCTTCAGGAAGACTATCACGATCCGCAAGCACAAGCCGTCCATCCTGCTCTACGAAAGTGCGAATCTTGGTGAGACTCTGTATGAGTGCCTTCCTTTTCTCAACATGTGTAGTATCCATAATAAAAGCACTAAACTCTTTGAAAAATCGTGTGGTTGGAATCGCCGCTAGCAGAGGTGTTGTAAGAAACCGCTCCGCTCCAACTATACTTTTATATTCCTGTACGTAATTCGGATCCGCACCTAAATCAAGTAATAGATTGACGATACGCATATTTCCATTTACTATTGCTGTGACTAACGCACGTGACGGATCCGCACCGTAGCGAACCATGTCGTGTATATAACGCTCTTGTTGTTCTTGTGTAAAATATCGATTGGCTTCAATTAATAATTCAATCGCACCGTAGACAGAATATAATCCAACAGATAGCGTTTCTCTATAGTAGTAGTCGGGGGGTGGCAAAGGAAACTCATCTGGTAGAATCTTTATAGCATAACCACGCACAAGGTTATGATTTTCTATATTGTCTAGCTGCGGAGTATTTTTCCGTTTCAGAATATCGGATATGCTAATGCGTCCTTCGCCACTTTTGATTGCTATAATAAGTTCATCGGTGGTTTTCTTCACTGCGGGTGTCATTGGTGTTCGTAGAACAGGTGCTAGTTCGGCCGGGGCGGCGGCTACTGTGACTGCTGTGACTGCTGGCACATTCTCTTCAGCTTTAGGAGCATTACGCACTGAAACTGGCATAGTGTTTGGTGCGAATTCTCCAACTGTTTCGGTCACATCTTTTGCGGTAACTGTAGAACCCTTTACATTATAATATGGCGTAGGTTCAAATGAATAATAGTAATAAGTCTCATCGGCTTTACGAGTATCTTTGGAGGGTGCGTTGTCCTTGTTCCAGAATGTGTGAAACGATGATTTCGTATAGTATTTATCGATTATTTTCACATCAGCTACACCACTTAATAAAAATATCGTTTTCTTCTTTCCCTCTGGAACAGGTTTTACTGCGGAAACAAGTTTTCCTCGAACCGCACCAGCTACTAACCCGTTCGTTATAAGACGTGATACTGGCACAATATAATATCGTTGACCGGAAACGAGACGGTCTTTTGGAACTTCCTTGTATTCCATTCTAATAGATGAAATTGTTTTATCTATTTGAATAAATTATACATATAGGAATAGGGATAATGGAAGATACAGCAATTTGTGAAGCGATTCGTGCGTACTTGACGAAGATTCAAGTGAAGGGTATAAGTGAGACGAAACGCAGATTCCGTTTAGAATTTGACTACAATGGAACACATTATAGAACACATTTCATCGCTGCACACGATGATGAAGCGATTGCTGTACACAATTCGTGTATTTGGGTGGGGTATGAATATATGGATGAAAAAGGAATACCGCAAAACAAGTTTATTGGACGTATTGATAGTGATTCGTCCGCAAGGAAATGTTTTGAACCTATTTTAATAACGAACGCACGGAATAAACCCGGTCGTCGTACAACCGCAGCCGACGTATTACAAATCCTCAAAACGAAACTCAGTCTCGCATTTCCTATATCTGCTGGAGTCAATCTCACTGATGGGGCCCAAAAAGACCGCATTTTGATTGCACCGTTCAATATCCTTCGTGGTGGTAATGCGTTTTATGAAAAATACGGATATAGAAGTGCTCCAATCACTGAGTTGAAAACGAAGATACAAACGTTTCCGTGGTCTGCTTGTAATGAAGAAATAAAGAAGGTTATTCAAGACTGTACTGGACGGAGCGATTGGGCTCCTGATATGCGTCTTATGGATATTATGAAAACGATATCGTGGGAGCAGGAAAAGGCCTATAACAATGTGAAAGGTCCCGTTGATGACGATGACGAAGATGATTTTATACATCCGTCGTTGAGTTATCGTGTATTCCGTCATTTTGCGACGATTGCTGGAGGCATTCCGTTTGAACAAACAGATCAGTTCCGAACGGGAACTATTTGGGAATTCTGGTTAGATTCTGAATCGGCGGAATGGAGACGATGTAATGAAGACCTTGTATTTACGGAGTTTGAGCCAGTTGTGGGGGGTGGACGCCGCAAAACTCGTACGAAAAACCAGCGACGAAATAAGAGCAGACGCAACCGTCATTGAGTTGCTCCGAATCAGGCAAAATATAATGCGATTCTATTTACGAATAATCGCATTATAATTCTTAGATTTGAATACTCCTTACGATTCTACTTGCTCAGGAGCAAACTCACGTGTGGACTTTTTCGTTTTTTTAACTTTCTTTTCTTCTACAGACGCATTTGTGAGGCTTTGACTTGATTTTGATTTTTTTATCTTTTTGACAGGTTTTTCCTCTTCTTGTTCAGGTACTACTTCATCAACTACTCTACGGCTTGATTTCCGTTTTTTCTTCTTCTGCGATAACTCGGTCTCTTCAGACGGCGTGGCCACAATAGTATTCACGGGCGGCGTATCATCTTCAACCGGTTCTTTGTTTTGAATCGCGTTCATGTATCGTGCCGCAATATCACTTAATGTTCTTGGTGAACTGAGTTTGATGGACTTCTGACTTGATGCGGATGTCGGTGATTGTACGAGCGGTGTAACAGCCGCTTTCGCATCCTCTTCTGTGCTAGACGACGATGATTTGCGATTTTGCGGCGGAATGTTGCGAGTGCCGCTCGATGTAAAGGCTCTGCGTCCATTACTATCGTCAATCGTAGCGGATGTCTTACCTGAAGCAATCTGAACCAGATTCGGTGCGGATTTGTATTGTTGTAAGAATTTTAGAGAATTGAGAGCTATTTTTGCCGTGAGTGTACTCGGCTCCGCTGCCTTTATAGTCGCAGCAACCTCGTCTTGTTTTACTACACGCAACGACTGTTCCTTCCTCCATTGTGTTGCTAATGAGGCTACATCATTCGTAGGCCATGACTGTTTTGTGCCATCTTGGTTGAGCATAGGATGTTCATACGTTGTATACTCTCGTATAACCTTACTTTTACTCAGCGGAGTCGGTTTGACGTGCTTGTTTCTACGTCTTAAGAATAGTAAAGATGCGGTCAGAACTCCAATCACCGCCAGAGATCCAAGAACCGCACCAATCGCTGTATTATTATTGGATGGTGGTGCTACATTGTTTTGGTTGATAACTGGCGGTGTATTTTCCAAAAGTGTACTTGCGATGACAGACGCATCCTCCGCACCCATGACAAGAATCTTATTTGTGATTTTAATAACAATAGACGACAGTTGCGAAATGCGTGTGTCCTCCCCAAGCATATTCGCCCATCCGCCTATTTGGCTCATTACAAAGTCTGTCGGTGGCATCAATCCGTCTGTTGACGCTTGATACAGGATATCTGAATAATTATATACCCCATTGTTATTTGCCGAGGTGAGTGGATCTGTGTAGCCCATATTGCTGCTTAAACTTTGTAGAATTGCGGCGACTTTGGCTGCGTAAGCAGATCCTAGACTTCCAACAATATTTGTTGCGTTGTCTATTACTGTTTGTAAAAGCCGGCCGGTCGGCGTACGTATACCAATCGTCATTGTAATTGCGACCGCTCTGTCTTTGCCTGGTGTGAAGACAACCGGATCGCTCAGCGATTGTGTGCTTGGATTTGCGGTGCTACAAACAGTGGGGGTTTGCTTCGTATTGCCTAAATAGGCCGACGATACTGTCAATGTATTGGACGGCTTATAGACAATATCCGTTGTAGAACTTGCGTATACATCCGCTGCTGCCGCACCCGAAATACACGCAATGCTGTTGCGTAGATAGGGCAGTGTGGACGTATTGAGAAGTGCGGACGCTGTTATACGAGAGCCCACTACAATGAAGGTTGTTGATACGGATAGTTGTGGGATTGGACTGGACGGACTCGGCATAACGAGTTTTGATGGAGACCGTGTTTGTGTGTAGGTTGTAGTGGACGTAACGGTCGCAGTGATGGTCGCTGTACGTGTAGGTGTGGCGGTTTGTGATACAGGAGTTGCTGAAGGAGCCGTTGTCGCAGATAGAGTGGGCGACGGTGATGATGAATAGCTGTTTGAGGGGGATTCTGAAATAGATGTTGATATCGTGGTTGAAGGAGAGGACGAATACGTAGGAGTGCGTGTCTGTGTCTTTGTTTTCGACACCGATGCGGATTCGGATACCGATGGGGAGCCCGTTCGAAGCGGCGTCCGTGTTGTGCTTACAGATTTAGCGGGTGATACACTTTCTGATTCAGTCTTTGTTGCAGAGGGGGATTCCGTCATCGAATGCGTGCTACTGCGTGTTTCAGACCCTGATGCGGTCGTAGTCTTTGATTGTGATGATGACGCTGTAGATGTTTTTGTATCCGATGGCGTATCAGAGGTTGACGCAGTTTCCGAGCGGGTTACTGACATGCTAATTGAGTCACTACGTGATTGTGAGAGTGACGGTGTGTATGATTTTGAAACACTCGTGGATACGCTCGGCGTTTGAACAACAGTGCGTGAAGGCGAACCAGATGCGACTTCGCTACGGGATTGCGAAATGCTCACTGTGTCTGAGCGTGAAAGGGAGCGTGATAGTGTGGGAGAAACGCTCGTACTGACACTCTTTGTAAGCGTGCCGACCATACTAGACGTGACAGATGTGGTGCGTGTTTCGCTGGCCGTTTTTGTTTCAGAGGCGGTGCTTGTGCGTGACACTGATTCGCTCGCAGAATTACTGCGTGATTGCGACTGTGATGGTGTGTATGATTTTGAAACACTCGTGGATACACTCGGCGTTTGAACAATAGTGCGTGAAGGCGAACCAGATGCGACTTCGCTACGAGATTGCGAAATGCTCGCTGTGCCTGAGCGTGAAATGGAGCGTGAAAGCGTGGGAGAAACGCTCGTACTGACACTCTTTGTAAGCGTGCCAACCATACTAGACGTAGCAGACGTGGTGCGTGTTTCGCTCGCCGTTTTTGTTTCAGAGGCAGTGTTTGTGCGTGAGGAGGAACCAGATGCGACTTCGCTACGAGATTGCGAAATGCTCGCTGTGCCTGAGCGTGAAAGGGAGCGTGAAATCGTGGGAGAAACGCTCGTACTGACACTCTTTGTAAGCGTGCCAACCATACTAGACGTAGCAGACGTGGTGCGTGTTTCGCTCGCCGTTTTCGTTTCAGAGGCAGTGTTTGTACGTGAGGAGGAACCAGATGCGACTTCGCTACGGGATTGCGAAATGCTCGCTGTGCCTGAGCGTGAAAGGGAGCGTGATAGTGTGGGGTAAACGCTTGTACTGACACTCTTTGTAAGCGTACCGACCATACTAGACGTAGCAGACGTGGTGCGTGTTTGGCTCGCCGTTTTTGTTTCAGAGGCAGTGTTTGTACGTGTCTTGGACAGTGACGGTGTATCACTGCTCGACGGTGATGCGGAACGTGTATCTGATGCTGCGGCACCTACCCGTGATATAGATGATGTATACGACGCACTATTACTTCTTGTTGGAGTACTCGACTCAATTATAGATGGAGTAGTGCTTCGAGAACGTGATACAGACCCTGAGACTGTTTTCGTAACTGTAAGAGATGCGGATAAACTATTGGACTGCGAACAACGGAATCCTACACATGATCTGGAAGGAGTGTTTGATATTGCTGACATATTTGTTGCGGTTGCTGTCTGTGTACGAGTTATCGTTCGTGATGTTGATGGCGTAAGAGAGGTGCTTATTGACACCGATGGCGTAGCCGGTAAGGACTTGGATGCGGATAGACTCGACCCCGTCGATATCGAGGTCGATGGAGAAGGAATTCTGGATATACTTGGAGATGCGGATACACTATTGGATTGTGAGCAGCGGAAGCCTACGCAAGAGGTTGACGCACTGGCGGAAAACCAAGTGCCGGACACTGTGCGACTTCTCGACACACTGCTTGTTATGGATTTCGTAGGTGTATCACTGCCAGACTGCGACCGACTGAGCCCGTATGAGACAGATGGAGAGGTAGACGGTGTAGGTATACGTGACCGTGTAGCAGATGCGGTTAGACTATTCGACTGTGAACAACGGAATCCTACACATGAACTAGATGGGGTGTTTGATACTCCTGACATATTCGTTGCAGTTGTCGTCTGTGTGCGAGTTATCGTTCGAGATATTGATGGCGTAAGAGAGGTGCTTATCGAAACAGATGGCGTAGCCGGTAAGGACTTGGATGCGGATAGACTCGATCCTTTCGACATTGAGGTTGATGGAGAGGGGATTCTGGACACACTTCGAGATGCGGATACACTATTGGATTGTGAGCAGCGGAATCCTACACAAGAGGCTGACGCACTTGCGGAAAACCAAGTGCCGGACACTGTGCGACTTCTGGACACACTGCGAGACTGCGACCGACTAACCGATACAGATTTGCTTCTGCTGTAGGAGTTCGAGGATGATAAAGAGGGTGATTGCGACGCTGTGCCTATGAGCAGCAAACCCCAGAATAATGCCTTTAACATCATTGTACACGAAACAACTTTTAAAATAATTATAACAAAACGCAGAGTTATCAAATTTTACGCTTTGGGTTTGAATTAGAAAACAAAAATAAAATATGTATTTGGTGTAATTATACAACACATACAACTCCGCATCCGTTACACATCTCACAGGTTGCCATATTCTTTGAATTGTGTTTGAGCCAATTCTGAAATGCCTTCATTCGACCGGCTGTCTCCATCTGTTTCAGAATCCAATTACAATACGCAACATCAGTTCGTTTGACTTCTTCGTATGTTTTTCCTGTATATTTACCAAAACTTATCACAGTGCTTGGCGGCTCCATAGTATTAGCCGGATGGCGAATGACTTGATGCGATATAAAATATATGGGAATGTCAAATTTTGTATTATTTAATTTATTGCTGAGAAAAAATTGAATACTGGAAGGAAACTGTATACATATGTCGAGCATTTCTTTCCTTTCTTACAACTATGTCTTCCGCTCTTTTCTTTTCCGCAATTCCTTTCGTAATGAACATGTTAGGTGATCGTTTTGATATGGCTGATGTTCGAGCCACTATACTTCAAGCACGCAAAGAGAAGCGTGCTATACAGATGCCGTTCTGTAGCTTTGATTGGGATTCACAGATTCAGAGAACTGTGGGTGCGGATTGTGGCACGTATATTTATGTGCGGGACGTAGTGGAGTTGCCGGAATTTCGTGCTCGTCTCGGCAATGTTCTTAGCAAACGTGGGAAGCATAAATGTACTGTGCTTCCCTTTATACGGGATCGCAAGGTTCTCAAAGATGAGGATGTTGTCTATGATGATGCGTTGGTGTTGGTGATCTTTGAACCATGGAACGATACACATACGGTAACTCCTGGTGCGTGTATTCTACGCGGAAACAAGAGTGATAAAGAACACGTACGGGACAAGCGTGGAGTATGCTGGTATTGCGGGGGATTTGAGGGCTAGTGCGCACATCATACTTTATTTACAGTGGTTTCAAGCGTGTTAGCAAAAAAATGACTTCCTGTACTTCTAACAATTCATTCTCAAATGTCCGCCTCTCGTATTATGTTTCAGCGTATGGGCGGCATGATAGAAAAGCAGATGTATCCTGCGATTCTGCTACAGATTGAACGGCGTGAGAACGACGTGCGACGGCTTCTTCTCTCTACGCCTACACGCCACTACTGCGAACACTTTCTGCCGATTCCGTCGCCAGCAGAAGCCTACGATACGCAATGGATATCACTTGTTCGTGGTCTTAATGAAGCAATCCGTATGAATCAGCGGACAGTCCATATTCAGATGGATAATGAAGAGATTGTAAAGGAGATTCTAAAGGGGGAACTGCGTCTGGACAGTGTAAATGCGAAGTATCATTATTTGATGCTTATGGATTCTATTCGTAAAACGGAATGGAGTGGGATACGGGTTATGAATTAGGCGTGCCGTTAAAATAGTATGTCTAAATAGGATGACATGGAAAACAGCATAATAGGCTATGCTGCCGCCACAACCTCAGTTTTTGCGTTCGGTATACAATTTGTACATACATTACGTAGCGGCACAACGCTAGGATTGAGTTTTTCACGAACGGTGCTGGACAGTTTGAGTTTACTTCTTTGGGTAGTTTACGCAACTAGAATAGAGGATCTTCCCCTTCTAATTGCGACAGCGTTCGAATTTATTACGAGTTTGTGCGTTTGTGTACTTATTGTGCGGGATAGGTATCAAGTATGGTTCTTTGTGAAAAAAGATACACCTGCGATGAGTCTATCTCCGTCAAGCACCCCCGAATCTATCACCATCGATGTTTTGCCGATTCGTCGTATTGAACGCCGCAATTCTATTTGAATTGGACGATTATTTTTCACTTGCCTGTGTATACAAATGCCAGTTCTTACACGCACGATGAAGGTTGCGTTTAATGCGAAGATGAAGATTGTGAGAGCAGAGGAAGAAAAGGTTCGTGCAGCTACGCGTAAACTCGCAAAGGCAGAGGCGGACGCAAAGAAGGCTAAGGCAAAGATGCTTACACAGCTCAAGACCAAAATCACGAAGAAGCAAATTAAGAAGGTCAAGGGTGGTGCTTTCTGGTAATACTAACTATCAAATCTGAATAACATCGCATGTTTACTATAATAAAAAATTGAATGATATGTGAACTAAACAGTGTATTATAAAATGGCTACGAAAGAAACGATTCCTACAAAATTCAAAGATGATGTTTGGCATCGCAAATTTAAAGACAATACTGTTGGATTGTGTTGTTGCTGTATGAAGGAAACAATACACAACACATCATTTTCATGCGGTCACATTCGTGCGGAAGCAAAAGGTGGCGAATTACATATTCTAAATATGTTGCCTATATGTCATACATGTAATCAACATATGGGTCAAGTGTATATGCCATATTATGTCGACAAACACTTTAAACGAGATTTATTTTGTGAAATGGATTCTGAAATGATACCATATCAACGCAAAATGAAGAATGTTGTTGATTATGATATTAGTGTGAAGAAAGGTGCTGGTGAAACACCCAAGGCATTTGTAGAACCGATTGAACCTGTATTTGAGTATTTAATTAGAATTGGTTATATCAATCCTAATTGGACAGAGGACTCATACAAAGAATATGAGTCAAAAAATAGAACCGGTGGCGGCGAAAAAACAAAGCATATTCTAACGAATGTGAATATAAACGGGGTTATTTGGAAAGAGATATATATCTCATATATGCGAACTATTGTAGAGATGACATTCAGATTTACTCGAGCATCAATGGAGGATTTTCCAGAATACTATTGGTCAGGATGGATTTATCTTGGGAAATGTAAGTCGTGGAGAAAGTTAACAAATTATCCAATTTACATAGATCGCTATCAAAATTGGGATGTATCGTTGGTTTCTGAGCCGCATCCCGCTACTCCTAAGGAGTAGACTTGGCGGTATCAGACGATTCACGTAAGTCACGAATCATCCCTTCCAACTTATATAATTGTTCAAGATACTTGTTGGGTTTTGCTTTGATCTTCGCAGCAATAATGCCCTTAATATCCTGTGCGCTAAATGGTGTAAATGTATTATTCACAGCATTCAGAGTCACTAAGATATCCAATAACTGTCCGTACAATTCTTTATCGGCCATTTACCTTCAATACGAATCGTATGAAAATGTCAATTTTTCGTCACCTTACTTTTTGGTTGCCGGTGCGCACCTTTTTGTGTTTTACATAATAGTCTGTTTAATAGTTACCTTAATTTCGTAAAGGAAATATGGGTCACCCTTTTCCCGTTCTGGATCTCCACCAGCGTATGTATAGGCCCCTTCGACCTGGAAGTCTGGAAACAGACTGGCAATCTTCGGCAAAGCAATCTCATTGACCTTCTTATAGGATGAGGTCCTAAAATTGTAAACGGTATAAGAATACGACTTCTTTGTTGGATTTTCTGTGATATCCTTTAGAATACTCGTATAGACACTATACACAAGAGATGTAGATTCACGAATTTCCCAACACTTGTCATGCCAGGTCGTGTGTATACAAGGATGTTTGTTGAAACAAGTCATAGCTAGGTCTTGTAGTGTGAAGGGCTTGAGTTCAGTCGTCATCTTGTAATTAATCTATCCGCTGGTTATGCCAATCATCGGATAGATTAATATAATATCAATTTTTATTCGTTTTTCTTTTTGTATAGACTTGATATAAAATCTTATGAAAAACTTCTCAAATTAGATTCTGGCACCGTCTAGATTGGCCGAGATTATGTTTAATTTGGTGGACTGATAGGGATATGCGAAATGATTGAAAAATTGAAGCGTCTTTATAACAAAGATTCAGTGTTGAGCATTCGTACAAATGTCCTTTCCTGGTTTTACTTCTTCTTATTTTAATATACATTCCATTCTTACGCATCCTGCTAACGCCGATGACATTACGCAGGAAGCGATGCGGCGTATTGCTGATAAGAGGCACGATACTGCAAACGCAGCACATGAAAAGGCGGTTCTTGATGCTATGCGTAGGCTTGAATATCAGGCACTTACAAAGTGTGCTCACGGTCATCCCTCGGATGAGCGTCAGTGGACGGAATTTCAACGTCAGTATAATTCGGAATTCTTGAAGACAAACTATTGGCTTGGTGTGCTACATACTAAACAACTATGTAGCAAGTGCGTGGAGGAGGAGCGTGAGCGAGAGAGGAATGAAATATGTCGTGTTGCTGAGATAGCGTTCATGGAGCGACAAATTGCCGAACTTCAATCCAAAATTGCTGTGTTGAAGCGGTGTGCTTAACAACCCAACTATTTCATACCCATATGGATTTAAAATGAGTGTTTTTATATTCAACGACGATTATTACGTGTAGCACGACGTTTACGGTTTCTACGAGTCATTTTACGGCTTCTGCGTCCTCCTGCGGCCGGGGTATTGCCCCCTAGTCTGCGTAAAACATTCTTCTGTAAATATTCTAAAATGCTATCACCGTGTATATCTGATGCGGGCAGTAGGGTTATCTTTGCGGGACCTTCACCGCAGACAGACGATTCAGGTGTACGCGGCTCTGCTAAGCACCACCAAGGATTGCCTCCCTTTTTGCCTTTATCACCCTCATACGACACCGTAATGTCGCCAGTCGCCTGATTTAGCTTGAAGTGAACAAAGGCTTGCGAATCACGGTCATATATAGAAAAACGAGACGGATACATATCCGTCTCTCTTGGGGTCAAGCCACCAAATGTCTCCAATCGCCCCGTCATCTCTTTCGATTTATTCAAATTCCACGTCTTGTCTATTTTATCTTGAATCCACATCATTAATTCATACCCATCGTCCGCATAGTGAAACTCGTAATTTCGAACAGGTGCCGCCATCTCTTGTTTGCTACATAGTTCGCATATTTTTGTTGACACATCCTCGGCTGGTTTCAATAAATAAAATAAAATGATTCGGTAGACTATGCGACGATTTACACGCAAAAACAAAAAAGTGTATGGAACCGATAAAGAAGGCTCCGACATTTTTAAAGATAAAACGGGCTTTTACGTTACGGCGTGGAACCCCAGAACACTTCGTGGATACAAAAAGTATTTGAAAGGATGGACAAACAAGACTCGGGGTAGGGATAGACACGCATAATTGTGCTGCCACCCCCGGGATTCACCAAAAAGTTAATAAAAGTTGATAGACACCTGGATTTTCCCCGCGTCTATAACAAAGAGAATGGTCACACATACATGCGATATTTGTTCTAAAACATTCAAGCAGAAAGGGCACCTAGTCGTACATAAGAATCGTAAAAATCCGTGTGTGAAAAATACTATAATCGAAGAGATTGTCGAAAAGAAGGTAAGGGAAGCACTAGCAAATGTTAAGCCAACCAACAATTTAAAAATTGAAACAGGTGAGACGTTAACACACGTATCACACCAGATGGACTATTCTAAAAAAACTGTAGCGGAACTCGTTACACTTTGTAAGGAGAAGAAAATTAAGGGGTATAGCGGAAAGCCTAAAAACGAAATCATTGCGTTACTTCCGAAAGAGACACTAACCCCTGATGTAAGTGACAATACGGGTAACTATAACGTTATATCTCTCTTCTCAGGAATGGGTGGCATGGATGTTGGGTTTGCGGAACAAGTCGTTGTTCATAAAAACAGCGTTCAATCCGATTTTGTAGACAGCGAATATTCTCCTATAGACGGCTTTGTAAATCTCAAACGATTGCCCTTTACGACTGTATTACAAAACGATATTCTTCCTGAAGCAAAACGGGTGGCTGAGTTAAACAACTGGAACCACAATTTCCAGCTAAAAGACATTCGTGATTTGTTGAAAGATAACTTTGAGTTTCCTAAAGCGGATGTTGTTACAGGCGGATTTCCCTGCCAGGATTTCAGTCATGCGGGGAAACGCAAAGGATTTGATGCGGATAGAGGCACATTGTATCAATCGTACGTAGAATTAGTGAAACGTGTAAAGCCAATCATCTTCGTGGCTGAAAATGTAAACGGACTGCTTACTATGCCGAGTAATCCTATAGACAAAATCATAGCCGATTTCACCGCAGTTGGATACGAGGTGAAGTATCAACTTATGAAATGCGAGGAATACGGTATTCCGCAAACACGATGGCGTGTCATTATTATGGGTATCCGTCTGGATAAGAAAAAGGATCTTCCTGATAATTGGAACGTCATAACTGAAAACAAACGAACGTGCCACATTCGTCATTATTTCAAACACCTTCAAGAACCGTCTTTTACAACCGACCCAGCACAAAAGGTCTACTCAAAAGCGGCTCGACTTGAGAAAGGACAGGGGCAAAAGGAAGTGGGTTTAGACGAGTTCGCACCAACAATGAGAGCGGAGCATCATGGAAATATCGAGTTCCGTAGACTAAAAGGAGGCAAGAATGAAAAAGATCTTGATGAGCGACGACTCACTGTACGTGAGGCTGCTCTAATTCAGACATTTCCTCCTCATTGTAAACTTACCGAACCTGATAAATTGTCGAGCAAGGCGTATAAACCGATTGGCAACGCTGTGCCTCCGCTACTGGGCTATATCGTCGCAAGAAAGGTTCAGCAGATTCTTGCTACAGTGAAGGATTAATTCCAGCATCGACTGGAACCGAATTATCCCCACCTTCAGGAGAAGATAGCTTTGCCTTACGTGTAGTAAAGTCCTCGATGGATGTTTCTTGTATAAATTTGGTTATTATTAAGACTGTTAGTTTGTCCTGCCAAGAACTGTCTATACTACGATTTATTCGTTTCAACGCACATTCTGCGTAATGTTCAACCCAATCAGTTTTTTCTTTATGTATATAGTCACATGTAGTACCAATTTCTTTCATTTTATCAAAGCTAATTCCAGGTCTGGGTGTTCTATCTTGAAACAAATCTGTATCCGACTCACCCATACAAGTATGATACTGTGAATAACGTATTTCAAATGGCTTTCCGACTTCATTTCTAAGACAGAAAATTACAGGCTGGTTGATATCAAGATTGCGTATTGTTGATCCTATAAGTACTTTTCCCTTACATGATTTTAATTCTATTTTTCGCTCCATGATAAACGCATCGTCTTTATAAAATTTAATAGATAGGTCTGGTTTGTCACATTCTATAGATATATTCTCATACTCAAGATAATTGCTTTGTATTTGTCCCCATGCTTCCTTACAAGCTTTACACGCTAATTTTGAAAATCCACTGTCTGTATTTGCTTCACCGTCATTCCAACTTATTGCGGCTAGTTCGCTTTGTTGTGTATTTATTATTTGTGCTGCGCGCTGTGTAAGTGGCATACATACAGATTTCCATATAGCGTCCATGGGAAAGAAGCGTGTCTATGAGTACCTAAAAAGACAGTCATCAAGACATACATGTTTCATTTTTTGTAGTCAGGTAAACCACAGTCTACTTAAAATCAGGATTCCATCCGTTTTCGCCGTCCAGAAACTCCTTCAGAAACCAATTCATTTTGGGGTTCTTTCCTATAAAGTCTGCGTGACCAAAGTCAATAATATAGACTTTGTTCTCTTTTTCGATAAAATTGTAAGGTGTAATATCAATATACTGAATATGTTCCTCGTAATACAACGTGTTGAGTATGTGACGTATAGAATCCCAAATATGCGTGGGAATATCCTTCGGATCATCCCCGTACATATCCGCTAAACACATTTCTTCAAGATGCTCCATATGGATTTCATCCTCGGTTGTTTCGTAAATTTTGGGAGCAAATTCATAAAGCGACGCAATATGTTGAAAGTATGCTTCCCGTTCAGCGGTTCCTGGTTTTACTTTCTTGATAAAGATGGACATGGACTGATAGCTATATATAGTTTAGTATAGTCATCAGTTTTTTACATAGAATGATTAGCGTCGCTTACGTGTGTTGCGTAATTTACGGTTTACTCGACGGCGGGTGGGCATGCGACCTCCTCGTCTTGACCCACTCGAACCAGCTCGACCCAGAGGGGGCTGCGGAATCGCAGCGGATTGAGCTAGTTGAGCTTGTTGAGCTTGTTGAGCTAGTTGAGCTTGTAATTTTCCTTTTTCCATCTGATGTCTAAGCTCTTCTATTTCTTCCTTACGTCTTGCCTGTGCCATTCGTGCATTACGTGCGTCTTCTTCAGTTAACGCATTGTCGGTTCCTAGTCTTGGCAGTGTACGTCCTACTACGCCCATTGCGGATCCTGCAATTCCGACCACACGACCAATACCTCCCATAATTCCTGTAACTCCAAACAATGCGGTTGCTCCTGTTGCAAGCGAAGCTCCTACTGACAATAGTGTTGCAAAGAAACTCGTATTAAATTTACTCGATTCTCTGGCTTCTTTGCGTGCTTCCGCAAACCTTGTTTTAGCGGAAGCTACTGCGGCTTTGCTTAGTCCGACTAACCTTTCCACAGTTTCATTAATCTCGACTATTCCTGCTTTATCAGTGTCAACTGCGTTGGCCGTTGGAGCAAAATTCAGTGTTAATACACCAGTTACATAACGTTGTACAGCAGCTACACCAATAGCCGGATTCGGATACCCAATAGGGAAATTACATATACCTGTTGAATAACCAGGAGCAGATGCTGTAGCTGTTGTATTCGTTTTAGTCGCGCCTAAAGTCGTAGGTATATTGAATGATACAATCGGTGGTGCGACGGATGAACCGCAATACGCACCTAATAAAGGTATATCACTCAAATAAAACATTGGATTGTTTGCTTTATACGCATTAATAGCTGCTGCTGCGTTGATTTCGATGTTTCCTCTAGCGGGGTCAAATGCGGTATCACACGACGAATATCCCGCCATAAAAGTTTTATATTTAGCCTCGAGTGTTGATGACATTGTAGTACATACTCCCTTTTGTATGCTAATCTTCGCAACTGCTGCATTTCGTTCTATAGATACAGTATCACGTAAACGCCGAAACCGTTCTCCAGCTACAATACTACCGATTGCGGCAAATGCGAGGAGTGATGCTGTAAATACAATACCTTTTAAGGAGTGTTGGCAAAAGGTATCTTTCTTATTTGTGCGCCCTGTAACCGCATTCATATATGTTATATCTGTCAAACTTTCAGGACTCTCTCTGTTAAATTTTATCGGACTCACTTTTGTATTGTATTTGATTTGAAATTGGGCGATAAGTTTGCGAATCGCTGTCTCAATAGGTTTGAGTACGTCGTCGTTATTTCCACTAATAGCATGCTCTTTCCACTCTAGGATTTTGGTTTGAATCGCCTTAAAATCTTCCGCTTCACCGCCACCCATCATATTCACCAATAATGGCGTATTTTTGATATTCGCAATTGCGGGAGCAAATTTATCCTCGATGTATGAGTCTAACCATCCATAATGCTCGGGTGATAACCGGGCTAATTCTTTGAAGAACAGAAACTGTAGCAATGGTTTTATAGAATCCATAATGGTTATGAACTCGTCCCGGGTTATTGTTGTTTCCATCATATTGGCCGCATATTCCGCAGCGGCCTGTATGTTTGCGGGGGACGATTCCATCGCATCCGCTTCGCAATCCATACCAAGATGGCGTAACGCAATCGGAAGAGTCAGATGTCCTAGTACGAGAGCCGGCTGGGTCGTGGGATAAATTGGAACTGTATCCATTTTTCTACAATAGTTGTATAAAATTAATAAGGAGTAATTCACATAAGATAATACCGTAACACTCTCGGATTCTCCCGTATGCGACGTAGTAAATACGGAATTGCGTCGTCCATCGCTCCATACGGCAAGTATTTATACGTTGGGATTGCGGCCGCTTGTATTCGTTGAGTCTCATTCTCTATAAATCCATACAGTGACGCATGGGCGATACGTCCATCTCGTGGATTGTTGTCAATCATATATTGAATATCGGCCGGATTGTGTGTACATATCATCGCATGGAGCAGACCACGTGGCTCTTTTTTGAGAATCAGTTGTAAGGCTTGGCGAAACGCCGCATCCGTATCTTGCTTGACTTCAAACAATTCTCCTGATTGTCTGTCTTGGTTCCAGTACGCACCACGGACTAATTTGATGCCGAGACAGGGAATTCGCTCTATGTCCTCTGTGAGGGCAGCGACCGAATCACGACGGTACATTTGGTAGGTTTTGTAGACGTGGGGCACGTCGCCGACGTTGTGTGTTTTCATACATGTGTTTGTTATATCACAAATACGTGCGTGATGTACGGCTTCCTCCGCATCCACGAAGACACGCTTCTTGTGTGCGACGAATTCGCCGATTAGATCACCGATGATGTTGGCGTTGAAGCGAAATGACGACGGTTTGAGGGCGATTGAGGTCAATTCTGGAATAGCAGCGAGTTGTCTGTATTCATTGGCAATTTTGCGGACATCGTCGTCCGTGGTTGCTGCTTCCTGTATATAATCCGCAATCGGCAACAGACGCCTGGGTTCGAGTCGGCGAATTGTACGCCGCAGAGTGTCAATTGTTTCACCGGCGGTCAACATGTTGTACAAAGGGCGGTATAGCCATTTCATTTTATGGATATTGCGATTTTATTGTTTAACAGATTCTGTTTGCTTTATACTAAAAAATCATAACAATTTACACATTCGTTTCAGTATTCGATGGCACAATAGGTACATTAACCGCATCCACCGGAGCAACAACAGGTGTGGCTAACGCTTCAAACATTATCGCACGCTTTTTACGCATCAAGTCACCGCTAAACAGCAAGAGAAAGATGGACGGTAGCAATGCGGTACAGAGATACAGAATGTATGAACCAGGAAGATTACGAAATCCGTAGAATATAAGAATGATAAAACTTACAAGAGACCAGTGACCGAGGCATGTATAGATGAAGATTGTGAGAGTCAATAGATTTGGAAGATTTCTCCAAATACTGAGCGCACCGATAATCCACGCTACCAATAGCACTCCAAATACGGAATATCCAGATGTTGAGAGCAATGAGGAAATAGCAGACGGACTCACAGAATAATAAATCATAAACGATATAAGATAGATAACTGGAGTACCGGCTACGATACACGCCAACCAGTTCCACGTTGTAATAACTTTAAGAAGCGCATTATACGTTTTCCGTAGACTTACGCACGCATCACGACCTCGATTCATATTGGATTATTAGATGAAAAACCGCTTCATTCACTTTCATTTTTTGTGGTCTCATTAGGCTAAAACGACTAAATATTTTTATAGTCTAACTATATACGCTGAAAAATTGAATACGGTGCTTTCGCACCAGTAGAAACGGTACGAAATGAGTACACGTCTTCGTTTGAAACTGAAACATGCGTATCGCACCGGAATACTGGATGTATCCGATATGGATCTCGAGTACTTGCCGCCACTTCCTACAAATCTTCATAGTCTTCTTTGTGCGAATAACCGCTTGACGGCCTTGCCTGCGTTGCCGGCAGGGCTCAAGTTACTGGATTGTAACTCAAATGCGTTGACGATATTGTTAGAATTGCCTGAGAGTCTCGTTGAACTCGTGTGTAGCAACAACCAGTTGCGCGAATTACCGGACTTACCAGACGGTCTAAAAACGCTATGGTGCGATAGCAATCGCATACAGCAGATTCGTGCGTTGCCCTCCCATCTTCGCTTTATATATGCGAGTTACAATCGGTTTAGCGTTGATCTACCAAAACTGCCGGACTCTCTAAAATATCTGTATATTAGTGACTGTAATCTTTCATCACTACCGGAATTACCAGAGATGCTAGATACACTTGTCTGTGAGTCCAATCAACTTGAAACACTGCCAGACCTCCCCTTACATCTTACTGAATTGAAATGTGGCAGTAATCAGCTTGCTACATTACCGAGCCTTCCATCGTATCTTCGCATACTTCATTGCGATAACAATCTGTTAACGAAGATTAGTGCTCTGCGAAACCGACTTGAAATAGTACATTGCGAAAACAACCATTTGGAGACTTTGCCAGTGCTTCCTACAAATTTAAGACTATTGGATTGTAGTGATAACAATCTCGAGTGGCTACATAATCTTCCAATCACTCTTACAGAACTCTTCTGTAATAATAATAAACTTCGAGATGTGCCAACTCTTCCAGACTCACTCCTCAAACTCGAATGTAGCGGCAACGAACTTCGCTATATGCCAAAGATTCCGAGTTCGGTCAATCATCTGGCGTGTAGTCAAAATCCATGGAATCCGCAATTCATGCTTCATCTTGAAAAGCTTAATTTAGATATGTTCCGCTACTCAATCCGCCATGCAATACTATGGTGGAATATGGAGGGCGTTCTACTGCGAGAACGTGACGATGAAGTGAAAACCTATAAAAAAGCCATAGTCCTATACAATAAGACAATGGCGAATATCAAGAAACACGCACGGAAAATTAAACGGATTCATTACGAACTCCTCCATAGCACTAGGCTGAATGGTGATGTGACGAATATTATATGCTCGTTTCTATCGGGCACGAAAGGAACTCTCCAAATGCAGCTAAAGGCGATGGAGACTGCGTATCGAACAGGTGCTATTCTAAAACAGTAGGAAAGAGTGCCTTGTCCACCGTTGTACGCACACAGAACACACGGTGAAGCACAATTCCTAACAAAAATAATGCGATTAAAATATAGATAAAGTTGTAACCGGGTAGAAACATATACACAACGTATGCGAGGAGAATCGTTAATACGACATCCACGACCGCAATATTGAATAATCTGTAGGAATGTGCTCCTTCGCCAACCTTACCGAATATGTTTTTATACTCACACAACATCTATAGGGGGCGTATGGTATTATTTAGAATATGAAAAATTGATATTACATATCTTCATTATCGTATTTTTAATTTTTTACCATGGGTGCTTCATCCTCTGTTGTTGTCAATCACCAATATTTCGTTATTCGCACAAAGGCCTATGCGGTGCGAAACGACAAAGATTCTCCAGTTATAGACAAGGAAGCCCGCAAGGAAATCTACATGTATCTGAACAGTGATATGTTCCGTCATCTTGTACAAAATGATTTGGATGCGTACTTTGATATGAAAAAGAATCGTATGATTCAGATTATTGTATCTGGCGTATCTGTATCCGAATATCTGAATATTGTCACTATAAAGGGACTTATTCGTGTGGTTAAACCTCTAACATCGGCGTATACCGTTTCTAGAATTAAGTCCGTTCTTCGTAAAATGATTCCGCATAGAAGCAACAGCCATAAGTATCCTACGCAAAAGTATGGCCGTTATTTGGGGTCTGAAGCAGGTCGCATCAGTATCCGATTTTACAAGTTGACAACGATGGTCAATCTATAATGTCGGTGGCGGCGGAATCAATAAAAACTCCAACACATAATCACGAAGCCATATACATGTATCACGTATCCATTCACGAATAGTTTTGTTCTGTTTTTGTATAAGCGGCGTTGTTTCAGCGAACTTTGTAGGACAATCACGCACAAAATGGGACTCTCCGCATACAAAGCATAAATCCTGGGCTCCCCACAATTCTTGTTGTATCAGTCTTTTTTGCTCGTCGCTCAACACAGGCGATACATAGGTTCCTCCACGCACCTTATCGATGCCGTAGCGGAGCATATATTCCTTAGTATATCGGTCTTCGTCGAAGGGACTTGCGTCTCGGTAACAGACTTCCATACCAATTGGTCGGTGGAGTTTCGTCCATGCCGAGCCGACTTGTGTAAAGTGTTGACGGATACGTTTGGGTATATCGGATGTTTTGCCGACGTACCAACAGTCGTCCTGTAACTTCATCACATAGATGTTTGTCGTCTGGAGCGGTATCGTCTCCATCTTATAGAGTGTGAGGTGAGGGCGATTTAGACCACTATAGGAAAATTGAATTCTCTCCCATCACCTTGTTGAGTCGCACAATGTCCTATGATTTTCTTTCTTCCATTTCTGGCAACGCCGAAATGCTTCCTCTCAACAAAGAATACGATGCGGTTACCGAGACATTCCGTAAATCCATAGGAACGGACAATGTTTGTGTCAGTGTTATTTACAAGATTCATAACATCGGCCTTGAGGCCGCATTTGATGCACGCCGTGCTGCTATCTCTGTACAACGTGGGAAACCCGCTGACGTTATCAATGTATTTCACGGCACCTCATTGGCGGCAGCGGCGAATATCGTCAACACCGGTTTTGACCCGTACTACAGTAAGGTTGCGGTGTACGGTAAAGGAACCTACGCAAGCCCCTCTGTAACTACGGCTATGTCATATTGTAAAGACGTACGCCAGGACACGGACTTTTCCATGATATTCCAATGCCGGTTTCTGAAAGGAACGCACGGAACTGCGAGCAGCGGAGGCCTCATTGATACAGCGACTGCTGATTACTGTGGAAGTGGCGATATTCTCGTAACCCCCTACGCAGATGGCATTATTCCTGACTATCTACTCTGTTATTACAAATGGACGTAACTTACATACCGAATTCCGTAAGTAGGCGACCCTGGCTCTCTAGCTGTCTCATAAAAGCTTCCGCCTCATTGTTCGCACGACCAATATCCAGTGCATTTGTATAATAAGTATCTATGTGTGTCATTACACGCGACGACTCTTCACGCCTCTCGGCGTTTCGACAAATGTAATTGCGTGCGTCTGCTGCTCTCACAAGTTCATTGTAGACATCACGCAAATATGTCCAACAACGGACTTTTTCGCACCGAATACGGAATACTTCCTCTTTGAGTCTGGGATCCACGGCTTCGCCACGTGACTCTGCGTCACACAATTTGATAAGTTCTTCGAGTGAACGTATATTCTCACGTGATGCTGCCATCTCCGCCGCCTTGGCCTTTGCAAGCATCTCTGGAGTAATACGCCACGTTTCTACGCTTCGCCGGTAATCTGCGTCTTGCTCGAGCATATGAGTGTGATGTGTCGCACAATAACGAAATTGGCCATCGATAGGAACAGCGTCGGACGAACAGGGACTGTACGCACAATGGGGCATTTTGTATCGGATTGCGATTGCGGGCGCGGGGTTCTCAATTTTTGGTTTATACAGTAAACGCATACACAAGTATCCACAGCATAAAAAGAAACCGTATTAAGAACTCGTAGGCTAAGAACGTGTACAGAACTGTTTCGCCAACTCCAAATCCGTACAGAAAAAATAAGGTACCAGTACCCGTCATAACAACGGATAAAAACACCTTGGGTGATGTGCGATAATCAATAATCGTTTCATAGACGAGGGATCGTGGTAGCATCTCTAAATAATCCATTTACAGATACTATCATAGTTGGGTTTAGACTTATACACGAACTTGAAGTGGGCGGAACGACATCGAATCCTTGTCAGAAACAGTCAAACTCAGACGGGCTGCTCTCGCACTTGGACTAATATTCTGTGCGATTCCAGTATGAGTGTTCATAAATCCCATAGACGGATTGGTTGTCATAACGCTCTTTTTATGTTTCATTGTAATTGCGTATACCGCAAAGATAATCATACCAAGAAGTGCTACAGTAGCAGTTACTGATCCGACAATAATCGCAAGACTGGGTGATGATTCAGGAGATGCGGGTTGTGGTACACTGACAAGTCCACTGAGCGATTGCTTCGTTGGAGACGAGGTTGAGGATTGCGTCGCAGTTGCGGTAGCGGCAGTCGTAGAGGTTTGCGTGGCCGTTGAGGTTTGCGTGGCCGTTGAGGTTTGCGTGGCCGTTGAGGTTTGCGTGGCTGTTGCGACAGCGGTAGCAGCAGTCGTAGGCGATGATGTAGAGGTTTGCGTGGCCGTTGCGACAGCGGTAGCAGCAGTCGTAGGCGATGATGTAGAGGTTTGCGTCACTGTAGCAGTTTGAGTCTCTGACATGGACGCTCTTGCTGGAGACATAGACGGTCTCATCTGTACTGCGGACGGCGAAGGCGAAGGCGACGGTGCTGCGACTCCAGAAATCGACATAATCATCGCTGCTCCATCACGGACAATATCCGGTGTCCATGGCGTTGCTCCACAAAACTGTCCAGCAGGTCCATTTTGCGTGACAACAGCCCATTGCGGCACTGCGGCGGCTCCCCACGGAAGAGTTACATTACAATGACGTGTTGTATCGGATGTCCATGATCCTGTGCGGAATCCAATGTAGTACTCTTGTCCCGCTGCGAGTGTCCATCCATTCGTCGCAACATTGAATGTGATTGGAATAGTCGTATACAACGAACCGCCGCCTGTAGGCGACGACATAGCCATTTCCGTAAATGTAGATGTCACTGTAGTTCCAATGGTTGCCCCCGAAGCAAACGAATACAAAGTCAACAGCATCGTACACGACGTCGTTTGTTGCGGAGGAACTGCGTAAAGGGTGAGTGACGAGGCGGTGCCGGACGCAATGGCCGGAAACTTAAACATAGAGACTTGTTTACATACTGATGTTGATAGTCCAGAGTTGGGAGGATCCAGATAACCAATTGTATATTTACCATCCACGGGATTGGTTAGTGAAGACATAAGAATGGTAGGTTGTCCAGCCGCTCCTTGGCCGACCACTGCACATAGAGACGTAAGGGACAGAAGAGATCGCAACATTTTCTACAAGAGGAACTCATTATAATACGTTATTCAATTTTTTGTGAGAAAAATTGAACTTTTTCTACACATACATAGGATTTCTGCGACTATCTAAAATTTCTTACATATAATTACTATTCATTCATGGCATCCGCCGAATCTCTTTCCAAACGCATAGAAGAATTGACGCTTGAAATAGCGGATCTTCGTAAAAAAGTAAACCGAGCTATGGCGGCTCGAACACGGGATAACGCAGGAGCGAACGAAGTACAGGATATTGCGAACATTCTGGAGAGCATTCGCATACCGTCTGTAGGTGGGCGTGTCATTCTAAACGCATTCGCAACCAGATTTCCTGGATATGAACTAGTGGACGCACGAGAACGTGCCGGCACCAATCGTGGCACACACTACGACTTTGATATTTTAGTTCGCCACGATGGCGTCTATGACTGGAAACACGTCGAACACAAGGGCGGACACGAGTACCATGCTATTGCGGAGAGCGACACTCCGTGGGCGGCCGGTGTACAGTTTCACAACGGCGGTGCGGAACAATATAGCCTCGCACGAAAATACGCACGCACGTGGTACGATACACATATTGCGTCTCGCCGATTGACGGACGAATTTCATATCTCTGCGCCCATTCCCACATTTGACGAATGGTTCGCACAGGACGCAAAAGTACAAGGCGATCCGAAAACGGCGTTTGGTCAAGAACTCAAGCAGACGGTTCGTGCGGCTCGTGGTGCGAAAGCGAGCCTGCTGGATAAACGTGAGGCGGTGAACGCCGCTCTTGAGATAACGCCCGCAGATATTGAGACGCTCAAAACAGAAGTGCTCACCATTGCGAACAAGGCTCTCGAACAAAAAGACTACTGGCTCACCATTCGTGGAGATCTCAATGGCGAATTTACATGTGCGTGGTATCCGAAATTTACAATTACACACATTGACGAGGTCGTCGTGAAAAAACATAGAGACATTGAACTGGAGTTTCGTTGTGCGGGCGGATTTACGTTTGGAGGGTTGTTGCGGTGGGGAAAGGGTGCCGGATTCAGCAATCTACGTCTCGACTTACGCTAGTCGCTATCGCTGTCATCGTCTACGGACGAATGTATATCTTGTTGCGTTGACTTGAATTCAACACGACTCAAACTCCTTACAATTCGTTCTGCGAGTGGTGGTGGTACTGCGTTGCCTATCTGTGCGATTTGCGCTTTTTCAGTGCCTCGCCACTTGTAATCGGCTGGAAATCCTTGAATTTGTCCGAGTTCCTTCGGTGTCATACACCGAATATAATATTTGCGAGTCGCCGCATTGTACAGTCCTACGAAGAGGCGTGGGCATAGATTGTAGGTGCTAATAATTGTATTACACGCCGCATCCGGATTGAGCACCATTCCGTGATGGCTGCCTTTGCGAACACCGTAACTAATGAGACCCGCAGGTTCAACTATCTTACCAGTAAGTGTTGGATCCGCCTCTTTCTCCTTGCTGGACGGATTCCGAATACCCTTCGCAAGCAGAAGCATATTTGGATGCGGTGTACCCGTTGTCACCGTTTCGGTCGTCGGAATCCAATAATTCGTTGGTTGACTCTGTGGAGCGTAGAGAGCAGGCAGTTCTATCGCACCGCAAAGATGCGGCTCTAGGAACGACCGAATCGTAGAGTGCGTCGGCGTAGATGCGGGCTCCAGTGATTCCCACGGCATATGCGGATAGAGTGTGCCACGATGACCGACAATGATGAGTCGCTTTCGATGTTGGGGAACACCGATTTCGGTCACATCAATGACTTTGTAGGTAATCTTATATCCTTCGCGTTCAAACAGGTCACGAATGATATGAATCACGGGTCGCAGCGGAGCGTCCGCTGGCTCATGCGGGTCTTTACCTTTGCGGGCGAGCAAGCCCTTCACGTTTTCGCCAATAATCCACTCTGGTTGAACAATACGGGCGACACGGGCAAATTCGTGGACGAGTTCATTACGCGCATCGTCGTGTTTCTTTTTGCCGGCGTGACTGAATCCCTGACAATTGTGGACAATTGTATTGTCTACAATATAACTATTGTCTTCATCAACTTCAAAATTGTATACATCGACAGGAGAAGTGATGTGTGATTGAATTGATACAGGTGCCATCCAAACATAATTCCCCTCTATGAAAGAAGCAACCTTACGTTCTTTTTCCATCACCACAGAGATAGTGTATGTATTTCGCTGATTAACTAACCGGCCTTGGATTGTACACGTTTTAGGACGATTATCCTTTTGTATTGATACGATATGTCCAAGTTTCAAATACAAACGCTGAATGCCGAATGCTATATTGTAACTTACTGTTGTAAAACGTATTTCTCTACCATGGACACATCCATCTGCCGCATGATAACCGTTAATAAATTCACGAATAAAAGCGATAGGTGCGTCTTGAATCCATTCCGGTATAACTTTTCCATGTGCGTACTTACCAAAGGCTTTCAATAATGTATGCCAAACAAAGTCAGCACACCCATATTTATCACATAATCCTGTAGAGCAGTGCTTGTCTGTTATAGGAAGCACTTTCTGAAGTCGTGGTAGCACAGTTTCCTTGTCGCGAGTGTTTACAGCAAAGCGAATCTTATTCGTTGGTTTTCCATTTTGTTTAAGTGTTTCTTCAATCCATCCATCACCAAGAAAGTATCCCATCATAAACCACTGATCCGGATCATCTAACTTTAGATTTATACTATCCGTACGAGAATTATTTACTTTCTTATGAAATGTAAACTCGGGTATAGTTTCCTTGTAGTTTATAGCCATTCCGAAATAATCATCCATTGTTAGATTTTTTGCGGACTTCCAACATGGTTCACCAAATGAGTTTTTGTATTTGCGATTGCTATTATCCCAGGTGCGTTCACGTGAACGCACATAAAATGGATGCTCATTTGTTGTCGTTATAATCTCAGGATGATATTTGATACGAATATCATATAGATTTTCATCATATACCTTGTGTTGAAGATTAATAATACGTTGAAATTTGCCAGTGTGCGTCATAAGAGTATCTGCGAGCGTAACATCTTCTATGGGCATATAACCACGATTCGTGAGAACACGTGTTCCTGCCACGAAACAAGGAAACCCCGCAAACACTAACTTCACACGGCCACGATAGGCTTCAAACACAGAATCCGGAATTTTCTTAATATCGTTGTTTCCATCCGCCGGATTCACAATGCGAACGGATTCCGGAAAGACTGCGTCATGCGTAAGGATTGCGGGCTCATTGAATTCATTGTACGCAACCACGCTATATCCGGCTCGCTTCAGACCGCATGTATCGCCTCCCGCACCGCTAAACAGACTAATTGCGGTCGCACTGCGAACACCCAGAGACGCCCCCATTGTCTCGACTGCGGACTCCAATTCAGTCAGCCGTGATTGAAGTACGTCCAACTGTCTACGAAGGGACGCAACAACGTCGGTCAACGACGGTGGCTGTGCGGCCGGCTCGCACGGAATTTTGCGGCGGCGATGATCCTCCAGATGGCCTTTTTGACCAAAGACTTCGTGGCAAACAGAACATTCGTGGACGGCGGCGGGCATACTTTATTTAGGGAACTTAATTCGCACGAATTCGTGATTCCGCCGACCCTCAATTTTTATACCAACGGCGGGGCTATATAAACCGTTTGTCAAGTAAGAACTCTAAATGCGTGTCTGTATCTGCGGAACAGTCAAAAACTGCGGATATTATTTGGAGTATGTTCTAAAAAATATGTATACGATTGGCGACTTGTTTGACGATTACAAGATTTTTCTATATTACGATAATTCTAACGATAATACTCTTGCGATTTTGAACAAGGCTGTTGTGGAACATAGCAATATAACTATCTATCAAAACAATGACTATCGCAGTCCATTTCGCACGCACCGAATTGCGCGTGGACGCAATAAATGTTTGGACTTTATTCGGTCATCGTGTCCGTCCTATGAATACTTTATTATGATGGATTGCGACGACGTCTGTGCGGGAGATATGCGGCCAGATGTATTGAAGTCCGCTTTGGCTCGTGCGGATCACTGGGACGCTCTTTCATTCCGAACAGATCCGTATTACGATATTTGGGCGTTATCGCTTCGTCCGTATTGCGTAAGTTTCATTCATTTTCCCAATTATCCAAAGGTGTATGAGGATATGACCGAGTGCGTTGAACGTCGTTTGCGTGAGTTGACTGACGGCGAATTGTTAGAGTGCGAATCCGCATTTAATGGATTTGCGATATATCGGACGGCGGCGTTTCTAGATTGTGTGTACGACGGAAAACTTCGCATGGATTTAATACCGGATGAACTCAAAAAAGAGACCTTTGCTTCCAACAAATCGTCGATTGCATTCATTCCGTGTGGATGGCTGGATGTGCGGAATGAGGACTGTGAGCATAGGTCGTTTCATATGCAAGCATTATCACGGGGATGTCGTATACGCATTTCGCCGGCTGTGCTGTTTTCGACGATGAGTGCGGAGTAGGTCTAGCGATTCCGCCAATACTCGTCGCCGTAACTGACGAACAATTCGCTTCCTGGATGAATCTCCGCCGTGGAGTAAATGAACGCCTGTTTATTCGTCTCATCAATTCGAAATTCACAATTGATGGTGAGTGTACGATTGTGTGCGTCGTAATAGGCGGCAGGTGTTACATCAATCCGCTTCTTTTTCTTTTTGATATATTGTTTTGTAATATGCGAACAATCGTTCAGCATCGCCATATAACATCGTGGATAGTCACGTGCGTCGATATAATGCGTATCGGTAATTTCAAGAATATAACAACTTGCGTTACGATATTTATATATGTCGCCTTTGTATTCGTCAATACATGTATTTGGTGGAATATATGTATTGGTGAACACTCCGAGACCCGCTGACGGTATCGCAGAGGTCGCTAAATATAAATCAAAGAGGGAAGAATGATAATACATTATTACGTATGGAGGGTGCGGAGAGGTTAGAATTTTCAATTTTTGCGTCGTAAAGACCGGCGTTTCTTGCGTGTCGCACCGCCCGCACGATTCCGCACAGCACGTCCAAATCCTTCGCTGAGTGCTGCGAAATTATCCGGTCGAATACCAGGAATCATCGGTAATTTCGCTTTAATATCCGCTGGCCAATTCTCCATAATATAATTATAGTATGTCATATGAAACACTGCGTCGGGTTTCACCTCATCAGGGAGACTCATAAAGATGTTGAACAGCCAACCCAACAGATCAAAGGATTTGTCACGCGATTCAAAAATGCTTGATAGTTTTTCGTTTTCTTTTTCTGGCATAGCCGCACCATATCCTTCCGCAAACGCTGTTAAGAACATAAGAATATCATACGATTCGCATGGTGCGTCGATTGAACCAGGGCGTAGATTCTTTGTACTGGGATGTAGGATATTGTCACGGTTGATAGCATACGTAACACCATTCATTGTAAAACAACTTGCTCCAAAATCAATGAGAGTTAACGTATCGTCGTCACGGAACATAACATTACCCGTATGTAAATCACGGTGTGAAAAATTATAGGTGCGTTTAAGGCCGTCTAGAACATGCCCAAGTTGAGCAAAATACGGAGATAAGACCTTGAATGTTATATCACCGTCGCTTGATAACATATCCAATTTATTACCAAGCGTGTACGCAATGGGTTCCATTACAATGTAGAGTATAATGTCACGAGTTGCGTTCTTATTACGTGGTCTGTGACGAACCGTTTCGGCTGCGCGAAAGACACGGTGAACGTGGCAAATGTTTTTTCCGTAGGTCGCATCCATACCGAGGACGGTTTGAATGAACGCTTCTAAAAATGTCGAACGAACCATCCATTCGGTGTATTGAGGTACGCCGGAAATAAGAATCTTCTTGTAAATCATTGTGCCGGCTGTATTCCGAAAGATTTCACCAAAGGCTCCTTTCGCAACAGGATCCGGCAAAATGGTGTTCTTGCTGCTTGCTCGTCCAATACGAATATCAGTGCCGTTTTCAATCGCCACTGTTTCTAAGGTGGGGACTAAATCTGTGAAATAGGTGCTTGTTGCTTTGTTTTGATTGAGGTTCGCTAAGATTCCTGCGACGGTCGCATCGTCACGAAATCCGAGAACTTCCTTGTACGTGCGGAAGATTGCGTCCATTCTACGTTAGGGTATGTTATTTTTTGAGGGTTTTTAGAAAGGGGGCTACGCCTCCTTAAAATAATTGCCCCACATTTTTTGGTAATGTTCGTGTCTATTGAATCCATGCGGCTTCTTGAACAATGTATGTACGTTCGCATTATGGTTTACCGCATTTCCAATCGGTGGTGTAGACCATTCGCTTGTATTTACTGGCCATATTTCCTCATTCAGAGTGTTGTTCCGGGCATTGCTGTCATTGAGCATGGTCTTGCGGTTCTGTTTGTACGTTTGCATATCGTATTGACGGCGTCGAACTTCGTTGGACGACATATTCGTGGGAATTTTTCTAGATGGAGGATGTAATCGTATAACCTTGAGTGGCGACAATGGAGCTCGACGTGTTCTATTGACTACGAATACACGGCGTGGTTTCGCATTGTTTACACCCGCACCACGTTTACGGGTTTTGTGAACCATATCTACTTGGCGTAAAAAAATAAATACACGCTATAATACTTCAAAGAGACTTTGACGTAGATGGTATCTGTTTACCCTTTGTACGCTGTAGATAGACAATCAAGTAATAATTGAGCATCATTCGGTGACTCAACATAATATCGTATGCATGTTTATCACCAATATTGCGTAACTCTAGCAATATTGCTGTGTTTTTACGCCATTCCGTGAGTAGCCAATAGATATCATTATACTTTGCGTTCGGGTTCTCTCGATAAATTGAACTCATCATTTCCTTGTTGAAATGTGCTTCATGTTGCTCTTCTTCATCCGTTAATACATGATCGTAACGCCACTGCGAATGATCTTCGAGACGCTGTTTGTACCGCTGAGATTGCATTTGTGGTGCTGATTACGATGTCAAAGATTATCATTTTTTGTTTTTAACGCAAGGAGTTTTGAAATGGGTACAGTGTACACAGTTCAAAGTATAATAAATTGTTATGGTTTTTATGGTTTTTATGGTTTTATGGTTTTGTAATTTAGACACGCGCAACGCCGACCTTGAACGTACCACTTTCCGCATTGTCGAGGTTGACCTCAACCGCAACGAAGCCCAAGTCACCTAGACCATCATCGGCGGCTAACGCCGCATTACGCTGAACACCACGGAATTGAACCATGCGGCTCTCATCACCGGAGGCACCGACCCAGATGTTCGTACCGATATCCTTGAGGGACTCGCCGACAACCAGTGCGGAACCAGTGGCGGCAGCCGCACTGAGACCCGTCGTCACCGCCGAGCGGCTCGCAAACGTATACATATCGCCGTCACGGAGCGTCGCCGCCGAGAACGCTGTCGCAAGCTGAGTCGATGTGTAGAACTTCGCCAATGTCGTAAACGCGACGAGTTTGTTAGTCTTGTTCTGAGCCGTTGTGCGGAGGAGAGACATCTCTTATACGTAAGTCTGCGATTTTAATTTTTGACCCGCGAACATTCCAAACCGGCACTAAAGTGCTGGTTTGGAATCGGTACGCACGGTCAATAGCCCGACAGAATCATTTGAACGAGCATCTCTGATGCTCGTTCAAATGTTCGTCGGTCTAACGCATCCTTGCCGGAAGATATTCGATTTTCCGGAAGATAGACCGAAACTTTCGACTCTGATAGAAAAAATGAAAGATGTGTCTCATAGAATAATATAGGTAATATAATGACCGAAGCAACCATCGTGTGTGTATGTAAGGACGAACACAAAAACGACTATGAGCCCGAACAATGTCCGGAATGTAAGCGATGGTTTGTCGGCCAATGTGCTTCAGACAATTTACTGTATTACGATGATGGTTGTTGTTACGCAGTTCGTATGTGTATAGACTGTGATGAACTTGCTAGTTCATCGGAGTCAGATGATGCGGATTCAGTCAGTTAGAGGTTCACCAAAGACATCATCTTCGGAACGTCGAACTTCATTGCTCGAAACTCAACGCCCCGCCGCTCCTTTTTCGCCGGCGTTGTGTGAATAATATGGTAGATTACTGGATCGATTTTTGTTTGCTTCTTCGGCGTTGACGGCACGAATTCCGCTGCGTTTACGTTGTCGACCGGCTTGTAAAGATTGTTGCCGCATACGTAGCGTGTCATTTGATGAAGAAACTCATCCTGCGACCCATTACGAACGTTCGTTATCATGACATCGGCGACAATATCCACTATTTTATCATCTATCCGCTCCTTCTTAGGAATGCTGTGAATCATCTTCTTGGTTTTCATTAGAGCATCCTTCAACTGTGCTAACGCCTGCGGGTCGCATGCGTCTGCTCTCTGCTCCTCTGTCATATTCGCCCATGTGTGGGCGTGATCCTCAGAATCGTACTTTGAAATATCCATGGAAAGAAAGAAGAAATAAATTATGTTACGAATGTGACCCCGTCCATTCCATTTTATTCATAGAAATCTTCAATTTTTTCCAACATCCTACATAGAATGAACACGTACATTAAATCGCCGCCACAACCGGCTCCTCTATCGTCACACAACACGTATACGACCTGGCCTGGTGGCGTTGACCCGTCTACGCCTATTTTCAATACGGACAACCAGAAGATTGGCGGTGCACGCACACGCAAGGCTTTGCGCAAGTCGTCCCGCAAGTCGTCCCGCAAGGCTTTGCGTAAGAATCGCAAGACCTCTCGCCGTTAGACTATCCCGGTACACCACAACTTCTTACAATATTACTATTCATTTTAGTATGCTATACTAGGAATGTATACTAAAAAGAATAAACGTATGAGGCAGCGTGGCGGTGTATCCGAAGCCGCAATCGCTCTCGGTAGTGCTGTACACTACCGTTCATTGCCCGACGTCCGCCGTGTTCTTGAAAAATATCCTGATATGGATTTGAATGAAGCGTTTCCACTACCAAGCAACGGTTATCTTGTTTTACCTATCAATGATGCGTTATTAGGAAAACAGTACGACATTGTTCGTTTTCTTTTGGAAAAAGGAGCCGATGTTAATCGTGCGTCTCCAAGCGGGAGTCTGCCATTACATATGGCTACAAATGCTGAGATGATACAACTTTTATTAGAGCACGGAGCTGATGTTAATAAAGCAGATGGGTATGGAGAAACGCCCTTACATAAAGCAGTTCGATCAGGTATTCTGGAAAATGTCCGTGTATTGATCGAGCGTGGTGCGGATGTCAATGTGCGTAATAGGGATGGATTTACACCCATAAACGGCAATATGTCTATTCCTATTCTAAATGAATTGGTTACTCACGGAGCTGATGTAAATACCAAAAGTAATATTGGTATGAGACCGATTCACTGGGCTGCCGCCTATGCTAGAGTAGAACAGGCAAAATATTTATTAGATCACGGTGCGGATGTGAATGCTACCATGGATGAATCAAAGAAAACACCACTTATGATGTCGGTAGACGCTTACGAAGGTGATAATGTAACAAATCAAGAATTTATTCGTTTACTTATTGAATACGGTGCGGATGAGACGAAACGTGACAATATTCGTCGTACTGTATATGACTATTTAAACATATTAAGTATGTACAATCCACCCATGGAAGTCAAATACCGTAAAGTTATTGTAGATGCGTTGGCAGAACGAGCCCGTCGTGCGAATATACGCTCCAAAGCTCGCACACTCCGCAACGTCCACCTAGGATTGAATAGTTCCGTACTTCCGAGAAATATTGTAGGACGTATTGGCTCTACACTCACAGGCACGAAGATAACAGGAAATATTCCCAACACTTTAAAAACGCTTAAGAAAAATTACAATAAAAAAGAGTAGTGAAATTTTGACTTTCCTCTTTGTTTTCTTAGTTATTAAAAATTGATTTAAGTTTAATAACTAAAGCTCAATTTAAAATGCCTAAATATACTATAGCTTTACTTCGCGAAAACATAGCTCGTGATGAAGCAATACTTATTGGTGAATATTCTAAAACATCGATAAATTCACAAATTGAATATATTTGTAAATGTGGTGCACATTCTAATAAAGTATTTAGACTTATTGTAGAAAATGGTGGTGCAAGATGTAAAACTTGTACAGAAATAATGAGAAATAAAAAAATAAGACAAACAAATCTAGAAAAATTTGGTGTCGAATATCCATTGTCATCAGAACAAATAAAAGATAAAGCAAAAGCAACAAATCTTAAAAAACTTGGTGTAGAATATCCTACACAAAGTAAGAAAGTTCTAGATAAAAGAGTAAAAACGTATAAAGAAAATTATGGTGTAGAAAATCCATTACAATCAAATATAATTAAAGATAAATTACAGACTACATGTTTAGACAAATATGGTGTGAGATGTGTGCTCAAATCAGAAAAGGTGAAAGATAAAATAAGGGTAACAAATATTGAGAAATATGGTGTAGAAAACCCATTTGAATCAGATGAAATAAAAGAAAAAATAAAAAAAACTAATATGTTAAAATATGGTGTTGAACATGTGAGTAAATCAGATACAATTCAAGAAAAAATAAAGCTAACAAATATTGAAAGGCGAGGCGTTGAATATCCTGGACAATCAAGTGAAGTTAAAGAAAAAGCAAAAATAACAAATATGTCAAAATATGGTGTTGAAAATCCATTTGAATCAGATGAGATAAAAGAAAAAATTAAGAAAACAAATCTAGAAAAATATGGTGTTGAACACCCGTCACAAAATGCTGTAGTAATGGAACGCACACAAAAGAATGCAAAAAAATATAAAGAATTTGTAATGCCTTCAGGGACAATTCTTAAAGTTCAAGGATATGAGCCATTTGCTCTTAAAGAGCTTCTGATGAGATATTCTGAAGAACAAATAAAAACAAATCGTAAAGATGTTCCGCGAATTGAATATGTTGTAGATAGTAAAAAACGATATTACTTTCCTGATATATTTATACCTCACGAAAATAAGATCATTGAAGTGAAGAGTACTTGGACATATAAATGTAAAGCTGACAATATTGAACTTAAAGGAAATGCATGTATAGATTCTGGTTATAAATATGAACTTTGGTGTTTTGATGCAAAAGGAAAGCGTATAGAACTTTAGATTAATCAAATAAGGAAAATATGCCAGATCGAAAAAATTTTTTTATTTTTTATTGTTTTTATTGGTTTTTTATTGTTTAGAAGATGTCAAGATTGAGCGGCAACTCGAGAATCTTCTTCTCGTAATACGTCTCAATCTCCAGCTGAGCACGACGCTCACGCTCGGTAATCAGGTTGATGCTCGCACCCTTCTTGCCGAAACGACCCGACCGGCCAATACGGTGAATGTAATTCTCACGCTGTACAGGCAGCTCGTAGTTGATGACAATGGAAATCTGCTGGACGTCAATGCCACGAGCAAGCAGATCCGTGGAAATCAGTACACGTGACTTGCCCGAACGGAAGTCCGCCATACGTGCCCGCCGTTCGCCGACATCCATATCGCCATGAATGTAGTTGAGGTCGAATCCACGGCGACGCATGTTCTCGGCCAGCCACTCGGCCTTCTGACGCGTATTCACAAAGATCGTCGCCTGCTGGATGCTGAGATGGTCGTAAATATCGCAGAGCGTATCGAGCTTGTGCTCCTCACGCGGTACCTCCACGAACCACTGCTTGATGCCCTCAAGCGTGACCTCATCCGGCTCCAGAAGAATCTCAACAGGGTTGTTGAGCAGCGACTTCGCCACTGCGGCGAGCTCAGGAATCATCGTCGCACTCAGGAGTGCAACCTGCGTCGTCACTGGCCAGCCCAGCGACAGAATGCAGTGAATCTGCTCACGAAAGCGGGACTCCAGCATCTGATCCGCCTCATCCAGCACAAGAACACGAATTGTGCTGGGGCTCACCGTCTTGCGATTGAGCAGATCGTAGAAACGACCTGGCGTAACGACGAGGACGTGGGGCACATGCGGCTCACGCCCCCTGCTCTGCGACAGGACATCAATATCCGTCATGACAGGGGGACCACCCGTTGCGGTGTGAACACGAATCTTGTTGTACGTGCCAATACCACGGGCGACATTGGCCGTCTGCTCCGCCAGCTCACGCGTCGGTGAGATAACAACCATCTGTACCTCATTCCTGGAGAAGTCAATACGGCTCAGACCGCCGATGACGAACGTGCCCGTCTTGCCTGTGCCCGACTGAGCCTGTGCGAGCAGATCGCGACCGCCCATCATAGGCACAATGGCCTTCTCCTGAATCGGACTCGGCTTCTCAAAGCCGACCGAATAGACACCGCGAAGAATGTTCTCGTCGAGACCCATATCGTCGAAACTCTTGTATTCCTTGAGTACGGAGGCCGGCACGGCATCCGAGACGGCCTCCGTCTTCCCTTCCATCGGGACAGGGCTGTACGGAGGCGTAAGCGAATCAACAACGGTAGAAGACATGTTTATAAAAGAAGAAAGGTAAGTTTGCTTTAAACAAGGGAGAAGGGAAAATAAATCGAAGGAAACCAAGGAATTCTAGATGGTCAAAAAAGGCCGTCAATTTTTGCCGAAATTATTACAACGATGATAGATAGTTATTACAATTCCTAAAGAACACTCACATTGTTGCGAATACACGACATTATGAACGTCTCCCATTCCGCATTACCTTTATTAAATGTGGTTCCGAATGTCTTCAACCATTCGTCGTAGCATGCGTCGCACGTATTGGTTGCGACTTTAAGAACTACATTACATCCGTAACAACGTTTCTGTTTCTGCCGCCATATCGTCTGTAACGGTATTGCTATACGCTTCGCTTTCAGAGCATCATCTGTGTTGCGAATTGAAGACTCCATAGTTACGAGAAAGAAAAGAAAGCTAGAAAGGAAAGAAAGAACAAAGAACCCACACCATCCTACAATCTCATGTATGCCGTTCAATTTTTTCCTACCAGGCTGTATCATTGAAAAATGGTTTTTATAAGGTGTTTTTATCGCATAAGGAGTGGCTTCATTGCCTATTCGATAATTATAGGATTGCCTTGACCCCCTACATTATTATTGTCGTTTCCCTCATTGTCGCCACCGTCATCCAGGCTCTCGTCGACAAAGTCTAGGAACGCATCAAAGAGAATGTCGAAATCCTCTCGGCACGACCCGTTGATGCTGAAGAAACTTCGCACAATGGAGCGTGTGTTTGTGTCCTGAATTTCCTCCATGACCGCATCAGAAAGCCGTTGGATATTCTGGCGACGGGTGCGTTCCCAGTCACCGAACCGATTGAAAGGGTGATCCGGCGACTGATGGTGTAGGTCACGATTCTCCAACAGAAGCCGCACAATAACACGTGCCGCACGCCTGTAACGCCGCGAATCTCGGAACGACTGTATAAATACCTCGCCCGCATCAAGAAACTTATTCAATGTAAGAGCATCCTCCTGGAAAACGAACGGCATGTTATAAGAAAGAAATAGAAAGATTAATAGGAAAGAGAACGATAGAAAACACCACTAACGGTCATCCGTCGTAAACATGGTTCAATTTTTTCCAGCATTTCGCCAGTCATCCTGTTTTGGACGCAATAGTTCATAGGCTTGTAGGGATGCTGCGTCTGCGGCCGCCGCCGCAGGAAGCCAGCGGTCGTAAAACTGCCGTTGAGCGAGCAAGCGATCTGTTTCAACCGCCGTTTCACGATTGTCTTCGGTGACGGCCGAACGGAGTTCTCGAATCATATTTCGTGCATCCGAACCGCCCGCATCCAACCGTTGTGTATACGGATTTGTGGAAAATGTATTCGGAGCCGTAGAATTCTGCGATAGATAGTCAGGTTGATTACGATAATTCACTGTATTTGTTCTAGAACATATCGGATTCATATCCATGTACTTAGGATTCCGTGTATCCTGCGTTAAATTATGACTCGACGTATTGGTCGGAGGTGTTGCGTGAAAGTGATCCCATGCACGTGAATTAATACCGTCACGAGCACCATATTCACGACGAATACGAACGCCGCCGGCGACGGGTGTTATAATTGTCGGGTCGTGAAGAACCGGATTTCCGAAACGTCGCTCTTTTTCATATGCGTCCCAACGCTGGGAAATAGGATCCATTCTAACGTTAGATACTGAATTTAGAATGGTTATGACACGCAGGGCTCTGCCCCACTTAACTGGGGGTTCCAAAGGGGGCAGAGCCCCCTTGGTCTAAGGCTATGTGCCATTTAAATACATAACGTGAAAGAAATGTTTCGTACAAAGACGACCACTCGTCGTAATACAAAGCGTGCTATTTCTCCCCTACATGCAGCCACAAATACACAAGTGACCGAACCCACACAAGCCGCAGTTCCTGTCGCATCCTTGCCAGAAAACAGTTCGTTCGAAAAGAATCTTACGAATTTTTTTGAAGCCGAGTCGTCTGCGTCATCCAATACGAAGCCATGGCTACGCCTTGAACGCGGTATCCGTCTCCAAAAACTTCGTGCGTTTGCGGAAGAGCAACCGGGTTATACTGCGGAAGAAAAGGATGTTCTGAACAAAATGCTTGTAAAAGCCAATGACGCAAAAGTATTGAATACAAAACAGCAAATTCAGTATGAAAATGGAAAGATTATCGCGATTCGTGGACTCCGTAAAATCAATGACGGAGACGAAATCCTATTCAAAATTGACGTGCAGCGGGCTACAAAGAAACGTACAGACGACGGAAATAAAAATGAATGACAAAATAGAGATGGTCTTCACTACGTGTACCGCCTGGTTATCCGACTGGTTAGAGGATAACAAACCTGTTCTAATGGACGAATGGGATCTATCATCGTGGATGTCCGAGGAAATGAATGACGCAACCGCCTGCTTTCTTGAGTACGGCTTTAAATCCTCTCGAGCCCGCAATGATGTTATGATTATCCTACGTGCTCTGTATTATGAGTATTTTCTTCTACAGCGGACACTCCATATCCGATCTCTCACTCCTAACATGTCGTCTGTCACTCGCCTTATGAATTTGCCGCAGACAACACAAAAATCTGCGTCATGGCATAGTGAGAGTCGTGACCTGTTAACAGGTCATGAATTCGGAGCGATCTGTTATAGCACACCTGCGAAGCGTGCGTTAGTTGTATCTAAAAAGTGCGGTCAAATCGTCACCGTTGACGAGTCGATGGAACCGAAACATTCACAGACCGTCTTTCTATCGCCTGAAGATGGAGCCTTGACGGCTCTTAAATGGGGATGGCGATTTGAGCCCGTTGTACGTGATTTATTCGAACGGCACGTTGCGGAAGGTAGCGTATACGACGGCCTAGGACGAATTCGGCATCCGAGCATCGCACGACTTGCGGCCAGTCCTGATGGTCTCATTACAAATGGGCCCCGGTGCGGACGACTGGTGGAGATTAAGTCGCCCATCAGCCGTGACCTTAACGGCGAGATTCCGCTAGACTACTACTGCCAAATGCAGTTACAAGCCGAAGTTTGCGACGTAGAGGCCGTTGAATATGTGGAGTGCCGTTGTGAGACATTTCGTCCTACAGAGGTTGACTTTGCTGTTCTGTCTGGTTCCAAAATTCCCTGGATTGGAAAAATTTTCGTTGTCGCTGCGAATGCAGAGGTTCTACCCGAGGATTACGAATACATCTACAGCCCACTCTTTCCCAATACGCACGACGGTCTGCGTGATTGCGTGGCCTGGATGCCCGCAACACCAGTAATTCTACACGAGACGAGTTATTGGTTTGTACGTGATTGGTTCAATAAGACCGTACTTCGTAACCGTCGTTGGTGGGATGCGGTCGGATATCCCGCATATGTGGAGTTTTGGAAGGAAGTGGAAGACGCACGCACAAGCGGTCGATTCAAGCCTCAGGCACTCTTCGTCGATACGAGTACAGAATGTTCGCAACGGGGAGAAGATGATGTGGAAGAGGAGGATAGCGACCATGAAGAGACCGGTAAAAAAGACGCTGTGGGTGACTGCACCAGTGACGCAGAGAACGACGTAAACGCCAGCGACGCTGGAGTGTGGCAAGGCGTGGAGTAAGATCTAGCGGTGGATACGGATAGTATCGCACTATGCGATATTGATAGAAATTATGGATATTGAAAATATTGGAACGAGTTGCGTAGGCGGTGAATCCTTCGCCACCGTCGCAATAACGCATTAAGTAATATGTTGGAGGGTCTGCCATATTACTTAGTTCTAAGAAAGGTTGAAATTATAATGACCTAGACGGTGAGCAGTACGCCGTAGAAGGTGGCATATGTGTGCCGGCACGTGGCATATTTCCTACACCGTTCGATGGTGTGTAAAATGTACCTACAAACTCATGTAACGGTGCGGAGCACGAATCGGGATGAGTTCGGGAATAGTTATTGGTACGTTGTAAGAAATTCCGGGTCTTTTTGAGACTCTCACCAATATCCGAACGATAGCAGTTCTCTGATGTCTTACGTCCCCAATTGGACAACGCTTCTGATTTTTCCATAGCGGGAACTGTGCCATCCGCCAGTAAACGTTCGCCGTGAAAGGCCGCACCTGGACTCATATGTGTTGCTTCGTCATTTCCACCAGGTGTTACTTTCGCACGGAATATATCGTGCGGCACGTTATCAAACGCTTCACGCCGCTGTTTTTCGTAAAATTCATAAAACGCCATAGCAACAATGGCGATTGCGAACGCAGCGAATCCGAGTGTTATATACACTAACATCCTTACTTATACGGTGTTAAAAAATTGACGGTGAACTGCGTTCAAAAGCGAGTGATAATCTTACAGAATGGAACAGAACATGTATGTAACCAAGCGTGATGGTCGGAAGGAGGAGGTGGCATTTGAGAAAGTACAGGAACGCATCGCAAAGGCGGCGGCGGGACTCTCTGTCAACATTGTAAAAGTCGCCCAAGGCGTTCTAACCCGTATTGTAGACGGTATTACAACCACGGAATTGGATACGATTACTGCGAATCTTGCGTATTCGTGGTCAACGGTTCATCCCGACTACGCCGATTTGGCGGCTCAAATTGCGATTAGCAATCACCAAAAGAATACGCCGTCACGGTTCCTTGACGCTATGGAACGCCTAGATGCTGTTAAAGACCGTAGTGACCGTCCTGCTTCCCTTCTTGCACCTGAATTTATGACGGTTGTTCGTGCGAATGCGGATGCGATTGAAGCCCGTATTCAGTACAATCGTGATTTCCTTCTTGATTATTTCGGATTCAAGACTCTGGAACGGGCGTATCTACTCCGTGATACGAATCGTGCGATTGTAGAACGGCCACAGCATCTTTGGATGCGTGTTGCACTCGGTCTCTGGATGAACGATCTTCCCAAGGCGTTTGAGACCTACGATTTAATGTCGCAAAAGTTCTATACACACGCAACACCAACACTCTTTAATGCAGCGACGAAACGCCCTCAACTGAGTTCGTGTTTCCTGCTTGCGATGAAGGATGATTCTATTCGTGGAATCTACGACACCCTCCAAGATTGTGCGTTGATTAGTCAGTACGGCGGCGGTATTGGTCTCCACATCAGCAATATTCGTGCTCAGGGATCACTCATTAAGGGTACGGGCGGCATCAGCAACGGTATTGTGCCGATGCTTCGTGTGTACAACAATACGGCTCGCTATGTTGACCAGGGCGGTGGCAAACGCAACGGTTCCTTCGCAATGTATTTGGAGCCGTGGCACGCCGATGTAGAGGATTTCTTGGAGATGAAGAAGAATACGGGTTCTGAGGAAGAGCGTGCTCGTGATCTCTTCTACGCACTATGGGTACCGGATCTATTTATGGAACGTGTGGACAGCAACGCAGAATGGACACTGTTCTGTCCCAATGAAGCACCAGGTCTGGCGGATGTGGTCGGCAATGATTTTAAGGAACTCTACGAACGCTATGAGCGTGAGGGACGTGGCCGCAAGACGGTCAAAGCCCAGAAACTTTGGTTTCAGATTCTGGATTCGCAGATTGAGACGGGAACGCCGTATCTACTGTACAAGGACGCAGCAAATCTCAAGTCTAATCAACAGAATCTAGGCGTGATTAAGTCGTCCAATCTTTGCTGCGAAATCATCGAATATTCATCGCCAACGGAAACGGCGGTCTGTAATCTTGCTTCGGTCAGTCTACCCGCCTTTGTTTCCAACGGTATCTTTAACTTCTCACAATTCCGTTCTGTGGTTTATACTGTGGTTCGGAATCTCAACCGTGTAATTGATATTAACTATTATCCGATTCCCGAAGCGGCTCGCTCCAATATGCGGCATCGTCCGATTGGTCTCGGTGTACAGGGACTCTCCGATGTCTTTGCGATGCTCGGACTCGCATGGGAGTCGGAGGAAGCGGCGGTGCTGAACAAGCGTATCTTTGCTCATATGTATTATGCGGCTCTGGATTCATCGTGTGCGTTGGCTGCGGTGGAGGGTGTGTATGAAACGTACATAGGCAGTCCCGCATCCAAGGGCAAGTTTCAATTTGATTTATGGAATGTTACGCCACTACAAGATGACGGGCTCGATTGGGATAGACTGGCCTACGATATTAGCCGCATCGGCTTGCGAAATTCTCTTCTTGTGGCTCCGATGCCAACCGCATCCACCAGTCAAATCCTGGGCAATTGTGAATGTATTGAGCCCTATGCGACCCATATCTTTACCCGTCGCACGCTGGCCGGTGAATTTATCGTCATCAACAAACACCTCGTCCGTGCGTTGCTCGCCCGTGGTCTCTGGACAACTGAAATAAAGGATGCGATTATTCGCAACAATGGCTCGGTGGCGGGACTTGCGGAGATTCCCGCTGATATTCAAGCTGTATTCCGAACCGTCTGGGAAATCAAACAGAAGGCACTCATTGATATGGCGGCGGATCGTGGTCCCTACATTTGCCAGTCGCAGTCCCTCAATCTCTTCTTGAGCGATCCGGATTATCGTAAACTCACGTCGATGCATTTCTATGCGTGGCGGCGTGGGTTGAAGACGGGCATCTATTATCTACGGACACGTGCGGCGGCGTCCGCACAGAAGTTTACGGTGGAGCCAACCGTGGCGACTGTTAAGGAAGAGAAGGAGTGCTTAATGTGCTCGTCGTAGCCGCCGGGTTCGTGAGACTCGCTTTTTATTTTTTTTGTATGTTTTACGGCCTCCCCACATATGACCCAACGGAATTCCTACACAGTTTGCGGAATCCACTTCTTGAGCGTCCGCAACGGGTAGATTTTTTACGTATATCGCACCGTTCGCCGGATTCCGTAACCGCAGGTTAATAAATCCCCAGCCTTCAATCGGATCACCAAGGCCAAACCGACCATTGTCTTCGCCTTGCTGAGTCACACGATAACACCGACTGTTGGCATTTCGCATACCTGGAGGTAAACGTGGTAGTGCTACTTGTTGTGCCATTCTATATGTGGATATCAAAAAGAAAGAGATGGGTGTGCCCAGCCGCTCATTTATAATGAGCGGCGGTCTAAATCTATAATTTGCGGGTTTTACGCAATTTGTTTTTTCTTATGATTGTGCGTGTCTTTTTAATAGCACTACGTACCTTCGTACGACGTTTCTTATGAGTCACACGAAATCGTCCACCGTAAAAACTGGGTGCTTTATGTATACATTCCCATACCTGTCTTAAGAGTAGAAGTTTGGCTTCTGAACCACCCCATTTGTCAGGGTGAAATCTAAAGGTAAGTTGATGATACGCTTTACGCAAATCTATAATATGTGGTCTTGGTACGCTAATTCTAGAAGGATCCACAAATTGTTCAATTGCTAAACGTTTCAGTGTAGCTAACGCATCTGCGACTGTGCTACATACATATCTTTCCTCGTGTAGCGACGGTGGTCTTTCCTCATGCGGCGGCGGTTCACGAATATATTTGAACCATAGACCTTCAAGATATTTTGAAGTTTTATTTGCTTCGGTTGTATATGGTATAATAGTTTCATCTCTCAAGACTAAGTCAATAATATAGGATCGTTCCTTTCGATGTATTATAAATTTCTCTAATTTATCATAGTCAGACAATTTAACAAGTTCAGTTGCATCTTTATCGTCAACAAAATTACGCTGATGTTCATCCCAGTAATCTTTTAATACGATATTAGTTTGAATAAAATGGAATTCATATTTATCCAATTTTTTGCCGTAAATACGCTGTATATTTTTAATCATATATGAAACACTGTCGTAAATATTATGATAATAACTGTCCACATATACCTTTTCTCCATCCTTACTATACTTATATACAAGCAATTCGAATTCTGAATTTTCGTCATCCTCTACGTCGTTCTCTAGGTTGTTCTCTAGGTTGTTCTCTACGTGGTTCTCTTCGTAATTATTTGATTTACCATAATATTTCATATATACATTTTTTAAAGAATTATTATTATTTGAGTATCTAGCATCGCCAAATTCGATTGTTAATGGTTTTCTTTTAACTAAAAAATAACTGTCATTGGCAACATTATATACTGTGCCTTCATTCTTATCATCCACTACTATATTATCTCCCTTTGGATGAAACTCAAAATCTTTTATATCTTCACGCGGATATTCGTCTGATAGAAATTTAAATAAACCTTCAAGCATATCATATATACTATCAGACATGTTATGATTGTACCATAAACCTGTGTCTTTAGTGTTTAAAGATATTTCAATACGCATAAATTCATTATTGCTATTATTATTGCTATTATTATTGCTATTATTATTGCCATGATTGTTGTCCGCATTATGACGTTTTATCCATAACCCTGTTAAAAAATTATAAGAATTATTATAAACTTTCACATTACCTAAATCAAACGATAACTTCTTATTTCTAACATAAATTTTAAAATCTTGGATTTTTTCCTTTACAAAATAATGTAACACATTCCAATCATCTGTTATTATAGTCTCATCGTCGTTCCAGTAACTTCTTAATTCTAAATGGATATCATCCACTTGAAAGGCATAACTACTTAAATCGTGACCGAACACTTGTCTGAGATTTATAATCAGTTCAAAAATACTATCATTAAGATTATGGTAATATGTGTCAACCAATCCATGGTCAACGTACACGTTTAATTTAAGTAAATCCTCCGCGTCGTCGTTATTATTGTTATCTCCCCCATTCGCTTCATTTTCTTCATTTTCTTCATTGCTTCCAATTTCATCATCATCTTCAGTCCATATACGTGGTTTTGTTCGCATTTGTTCCGCCTCTTGTCGTGCACGCTCAGCCGCATTTACAGAATTTGATAATGAAGGTGTAAGAGCTGGTTTATCTGCTGGTTTTTGATACCTACAAACAACATTGTACCAAACCTGCTTTTCTCCAAAAACATTTTGTAAAGACCCTTCTGGCACTTTCAATAAATAATTATGAAACTCTTGAAATGTTGTTACGCTCTTCACAATATCATTAATTTGTGCAGGTGTTGGATTGATAGAATACTCGAATGCCCGTAAAACTTTCGGACCCCATAAATGTTTATCGGCATTTTCATCTGGGAGTATTGGAATAAAATCAGCATTCATACTTCCTACACCATTGTACAATTGGTGTAATCCAGATGTAGTTATACCTTTAACAGACTTTTCCCACCAAGTAAGACCAGGCCCAAATGATGGCGATAAGTATGTTCTACCAGATAAGGTTGGTGCACCAGACCAGTGTATTTTTGGCTGGGGTAATTTATATTCAAGACACAATCGCCTGAAAAGATTAATATGCAACACCGGGTTTGCAAGAATTTTTCCGATTTGAACACCATAAAAACGATTATTTGCATCCTTAAATGCTTTTATTAACCCGTTATATATATAACTTAATTCACCGGATCTGACAAACGTTATATATACACTTCCGTTTGGAATAGGTAAACGTAAATGTTCAGTCTTTTGGAATGACCCAAATACGTGAGACATACACTCTGAACCATGACCAAAAAAAGCAAACACGTTCGGCAAGGCCATTATTATAGTGTGAATAAAAAATACCGTCAAATACTGGTTAGCCTAGTTATTTAACCACGAGCCAAATCTCCTTGGCTATTTTACAAATGCGTACAACAAAGTCTCTACGGATTGTAATAATTTGGCCGTTCTCTACTGAGCGACGAATACGTTCTGCGAAATTTTGGGCGGCCGCAAATGTCGGCTTCCCAATATGAAGACGTCTATGAGCGATATCTGTAAGAATACGTAACCAGCCTTCACCGTCCAATTCTAAATAGGCTGCTTGTGTTATATTGATACGACGCTGAATAGGATCCCAACTATTGCTTATCGGCTGAAACAACAGACGTTCCAGAAGAGTTGACTGCTTGTGAATACGTTCCGCAACTTCTAACACTTTCTCATCCACGTGTTCCCCATACTGGGCGTGCGTGGCCGCATAGAAATGGTTACGGAACTTGCCACGATTTGACCATGTCGGTGTCGTATTTTTGAGATGGGGAATCGCAAGAGCGTCGGCGGTTTCGTAAATAAGCGACTTTCGGATACGCAGCCAGGGACGGCATATCTGAACATCATCCTCTATACTTGTTTCGTGGAACTTCATTAAATCGTTGAGATGTGTTCCGTGTGCGAAGTTTGTCCATATATTTTCTATAGCATCTTCCTGGATATGACCGAGGAATACCGGTCGTTCAAGAGCTTTATAGACACTGAAACGGAGTGAGCGTGTCATCTCTTCGTAAAACGCACGATCCGTCGTCTCACGTCGTAGCCATTCCACTGTATAAATATAGAGTGGAATGCCTAGTTTCTGACAGTAGTTTGTAATGAAATCTCGTTCGTCTACAGATTCTTTGCGATTTCCGTAGACGATGTGAGCAGCGATAACATCGGCTCCCTTTCGCTTTAGTAATGCGGCCATAAGCATACTGTCCACGCCTCCGCTCAAACTGATGGTCATCGGCTCATTCGCCGATAATGTCTCTGTAAGCGACGACGTGTTAAACGGTAGTTCACGCCACGTTCTGAGAGTTTCAGGTGTTGTTGCGGCCGCATAGAGGGCGGGATATGACTCACAAATCGCCGCCGGATTGTACGGAGCGGAGGTTGTTGCGAGAACAAGATTGTCTGCGACTGTGGACGCTGTATAGGCTTTGCGATAGGAATCCATGAAGAACTTATTGAGAAGGGGATATTCTGTAATGGAGCGGTCGTTAAGCCAGACATGAATCGTTTGAAAGAGCGGTTCCCATTGCGTAAGATGCTTCCACGGCATGAGATACCATACAAGTTCCTGTTCAGAAACGGATTTTATATGGTCTGTTGTGAAATTTCGTACAATCTCGGCCGCTTCTTCACGGGCGGTTTGTATCGTCGTTTCTGAGAAAGGCTCTACACGTGAGAAGTGACGTAGAAACTGATCCAAGTAGACAACAATACCGAAATTGTCTTCTTGGGTGAAATCATAATCTTTAAAGGTCGCATATATGGCTTGGTCGGCTTCGTACTGACGTACTCCTGACGCAATCCAGTATTCTGGATGAGAGAGCCAGTAGTCACGCACACGTGTGGACATCGTATGGTAGTAAGGGTGGTGCAGCAGTGAGAAGAACTTCATTTTTTCTATGGGAATCATTGTAGCGTCAATATAAAATAACACCCGGAGTAAAATATTTTCTTATACCTATATACGATCACAACATGTCCAATCCTAGTTTTTCTAGTTTAGGGGGTCTATGGCAAGGCATTAGTGTAAGTGAAAACGGACAAGTTCAATATGCGTTAAAATACAATGATGCTGATAACAAAGCGGGTGGTTTGTGGATATCTATAAATGGTGGTGTGACGTGGTCGGATATTACTACAAATGCTGGAGGAGATGCACCGAGCGGAATAACTATGTATGGACTAGCTTTTAAATTTGATGGTTCTGCGATTATGGTTGACTATGCAAATGGAACAATTTATGAGTATGCTAATAACCCTGCTCCAGGAGGCACATTCGGATGGCAAACTCCAAACGGGTCTCTTGCGAATAGGACTGTTGTGAATAAGTTTAATGAGATTCCTTATTACGTTACAAATGTTTCATACCCTTGTGTTGCAATTTCAACACTAAGTAATTCTACATTTGGGTTTATAGGGTTTGGAGCAACTCAATCAGGTGGCGCAGCATCTTATCCGATGGTGATTATTACGAATGATATGGGTGTTAATTTCCGTGGATGTACTTTAGGCTATGTTTCAGGTGCATATACAGAGGCATGGGGAATGAAACTGAACAATAATGGTACACGTGCGTTCTATTTATTCAACGACAATGAAAATGTATATAGTGTAACGACAGGTATTCTTGGCTGGGCTTCTTATGGTAGTGGCACGTCAAGCACTGGTTCAACGGTGACTGGCTGGTTTGATAAAGGGGCAATTGCGAATGATGCATTTATTGACTTCGCAATCAGCGGAGATGGCAACAATGTGTCAGCCATTACAAAAAATACGGTTAAAACATATCACTATAATGGAACCACTTGGGCAAATAGTACAACTATAGGATCTGTATCAGGCACCACATATCATGCGTCTACTATGAATTCAGACGGAACCATTTGTTACATAGCGTATAAGGATACAAACGGCTCAGGTGTAAAAGTCTATACGATGGATCCAACTACAGGTAGTATTACACTATCCAATACGATTTCTATGAGCTTTCAGGATTATAATACGACCGACGACACAAACCCCTACGTGAGTATGGCATGTTCGTTCCACAGTGGAAAATATCTTGCGGTCACCGATTTCGGATCAACATCAGCGGGAACAGGCGGTGGTGTCTACCAATATAACAATATAAGTGTGCCCTGTTTAACCGAAGGAACACGTGTAAAGACGGTGACAGGATACATGCGTATTGAAGATCTCCATGAAGGCGATGTCATTATTTCAGATTTAGACGAATGTGTGCGAATTCGTGCTATTCGTAAGACTGTACTGCCTATAGTCGGAACGCGTGAAGCACCCTTTCATATACCCGCAAATTCTATTCGACCAGGACTACCACTCAAGGATGTTCGTCTATCACCGGATCATTTAATTCATGTCGGTGGAGACCGTTGGTTAACGCCTCGTCAAGCCGCAAAACGCAATCCTTCCGTGATACAACAATACGGCAACGGTCTACCAATGACCTATTATTCGGTCGTTGTGCCCAATTACTTCAAACAAAATCTTGTGATTGAAGATGGCGTTGTGGTGGAAGCCTGTTCTAGTCGCGGACTTGTATGGGATGAGGACGCAGAGGCCTTTGAACGCGTTGAGAAGAATGAGAATATCGATTAGACCCCGTTGGCGAAAGACTGCCGGAATGAAATGACCAGCAGTCTAACTTCTATTTTTCCCTTAAGTCTAAATACAAAATTCGTTCTTATACATAAGAATGAATTCATGTATTTTTTGTTTAGAAGGAGGTGATACAGGCCAAGCCCTCCTCCATAACGTAAAATGCCGATGTAATTTTTGTTTTCATATGCCGTGCTATGAACTCTATGATAGAAAAACGGTATGTCCTATGTGTCGTTCAGTTGTTGGTGAATTATTTGAACCGACGATTGTTGTGCCTGTAGAAGTCGTCGTAGCTCCACCTAGTGTAGTTCAGGTTGGAACTCGACGCCGGCCTGTTCGCAATTGTATGTGGTTACTTGTTGCTACGATACTTATAAGTTTTATTGTTGGTCTAATGCTGTTCTTTTCAAGGTGATGCACCCGTAGATGCCTTTGAGCTTTTAGTTCCGCTGTTACGTGTGTACGCCTTATACTTTGTAGACCAGGTGTATGGACGCTCCTTTCCGATTAACTGTTTTGCAGTAAATGATTCTACAACCGTTCCTTCGCAAATGAAGTTGTCCGTGAAGTAATTGGGAGCCTCAAAGTGATAGTATTGAACGCTCTTGCCAATATCGTATTGTATCACAGATCCTGGATTGATTTCGGAGGCTGTCTGCGGTTTCTGCCAGAGACCCTTGCCTAATGAGATTGCGTGCCAAGGAGACAGACGCAGATCGGCTACAGGAACATTGCGACCTAACGCATTCTTAGGAATTAAATAAGGTGCCGACTCTTTGTCTGCCTTGATGACAGTTGTATACATTTTGATAGGAACCTGACGACCATCGGCGGTAACGAGGATATCGCCTGTACGTAAAGTAGACGCCTCCACGTAGCCCGCAGGTGTGAGAAGCTTTGAGGAGGCGGTGAAGCATGCAGCACCTCCACCTCCACCTCCACCTCCACCTC